GACGGTGGGGAGGGCGGTGGGGGAGGGCAGCGGCCGCCCCCCGGGGCGGGGGTGTTGACGCGTCCATTTCTGGCATGCTGCGGGGTGCGGTCACCTCCCGGTCGCCGCAGTGGGCGCAGAAAACAGTGCAGGCCGCGCAGCGCGCGCGCCACGCGGCTCACGCCGTGCAGGCGGCGGCGAGTAATTTCTTTGGCGCGGTCACTAACCCGGCGACGTGGATTGCCGTCGCCGCTGTTGCGGCGACTCTCGCACTGTTGAATCATGCGGGCGTGTTCGGCTCCCTCATCGGTAAGAATAACCTAGATGAGTGTGCGGGCGGGACGGGAGGCTCGTCGTCGGCTCTCTCGATTCCGGCGGGAGGCGCGAACGACCCCGAGTCGTACAAGAGCGCGACCGATAGCATCATGGCGTGGCTCATGAGCACGGGATTCACCCCGAACGGCGGCAAGCCCATGAGTAAAGAGCAGGCCGCAGGTTTCGTGTCCAACCTACAGATGGAGACAAGCAACTACGACCCAACGCTCGTCCAGGGCGGAGCGGACCTGTCCTCCTACAGTAATGACCAGATCATCGCTTACGCGAAGGGGCAGGGCAGTGGCGGCGGCGCTGTCGGCGTGTTCCAGTTGCGCGGCGCTAGCCTGGCCGGGTTGGGCGAGTACGCGAACAGTGCTGGGAAGAAGTGGAGTGACGCTGACGCCCAGTTCGAGTACGTGAAGACCGTTCTGGATACTGGTCGCGGTTTCGCCGGTGACATGAGCCGGTTCTGGCAGGCTGGCCACGACGTGCGCTATTACGCGTCCACGTCGAACAGGAGCTTTGAGGGTTCGTGCCGTCTCGTGTCTGATGACGATACGACGGGCTGCGCTGAGGGCGGCGGCGACTGGCGTGCTCGTGGCGAGGAGCAGTACCAGAAGGCGCAGGCCGCGTTTGATGGGTTCACGGGCGCTGGCCGCACTGTGGGCGGCTCGTGCGTGAGTAAGGGTGGTTCGGCTGACCTGTCGAGCACCGTGTCTTTGGCTGTGTCTGCCGTGTGGCCTCCCGCTCAGCATCAGCAGGCTGTGTGCGGTAATGACCCGTCGGGCGCGTGCGCGAAGCCTGAGTATAAGGATATTCGTTCTAAGCTCGCTGAGAAGGGGTACACGTGGCCGAATTATGCGGATTGCGGCATGTTTGTGGCGACGATGGTTATTCCGACGTTGGATAAGGAGTTCCCGCAGGCTGGGACGGCGGTCCAGTACCCGTACATGATGGAGCATCCGGATAAGTGGAAGCCGTATTACTCGAAGAGTGAGGCTCAGCCGGGGGACGTGTGGATCACGAAGCCGGGCGAGATGGGGCACGTCGTGTTGTGGGTTGGACAGCAGGAGGACGGCGCATCCTACACGGCGGAAGCGTCGTGGGATAGCCATTCTGGCAAGTTGCAGCCTGACCGTTTCAATGATATCCTCGTTGACGAAATGAGCAGGCAGTACGTGGGGTTCCATTTCATTGGCACTCCCGACCCTGCCTTGTAACGGTGCGCTACAGTAGGCGCGGACAAGCGGCCTGCCCGTATCCTGGGATACTTGGGGTGCGGGCGTGTCTGGCGAGGTGGAAGATGATCACTCCTAACAAGAAGACGAGCGCGAGCGCCGGTGGGCGCGGCGTGTCGGCGAAGAAGGCGGCCTGGGCGGTCGCCGTGGTGGCTGCGCTCGCGGCGACGGCAGTGTTCGCGGTGTCGCATTTCTTTGGCGGCGCGGCCACTGACCCGCTCGCGCAGCGGTCGCGCCAGTTGACCGGGGCTGAGAAGGGCGAGGCTGAGGCCGCTGTCACGCAGCTTGTTCAGGGCGGCGGTACGTTCGGCTACGACGCCCCTGACGGCGGTGAGACGCTGGCCGCGTGGCGTGAATTGTCGTTGTTGGAGGAGCCGACTTCGGACGTGTTCCGGTCCAGGTCGGACGCGTATTTGGGTGTGCGTGACCGTATTAGCACGTCCAGCACCTACTACTATGATGCGTCGAGCGTGAACAGGTGGAGTGACAGGGCTGAGGTGTTGTCGCTCGCGTCGTGGCGCGTGAATGGTGTGAGCGCGTCCGCTGACGGTGTGGGCGTGTTCCGGCAGGTGAATGGCGCGCAGGTTTTGTCGGCGAGCGTGAAGGCCAGGTGGGTGAGCGTGCAGCGTGTGCGTACTTTGCCGAGCGAGGAGGGGTGGGGTCTGTTGGTGCGTGAGGCGTCCTACCCGGTGGAGGCGACGTTCACGATGGTTAACGAGAATGGCGTGTGGCGTATGTTGACGGTGGAGGGCGTGTCGCCGTCTATTGTGGAGGCTTTCACGTATCCTAACCCGGATGCTCGTGCTATCCAGTCTCAGTATGGCGAGTTCAGGGAGGTTCAGCCGTGAGTGGCGCTTTGTGGAACTGCGGCCACTACGGGAGCGAGGCGGCGGTCGGCGGCGAGAGCGGCGCCTGGGGCCGCTGCCACGCTTATGAGTGTCTTTCGTCGGGCGGCGTTGATTCTGTGGATGATGGGCGTGTCGAGTGGCTTGTGGACGGCTTGTATGATGAGGATGGTGAGCTTCTTTCTCGCGTCGTTCTCTTGCGTGAGAAGCCTGTTCTGGTGTTGCGCGCGGATGACGGTTCTGAGGCCAGGTTTACTGTGACCCGCCAGTTGGCGGACCAGTTGGGTCTTGTGTTGGCGGATTGTTCGCGGGCGTTCCGTGGCGCGCCTACCGTGCGCGGTGGCTTGTTGCGGCTGCGTGAGGTGGACGGGCGCCCCATGTGGGTGCGGGTGCGCGAGTTTTTCCGCGTGCGCCCGTTGCGCGCGTATGGTGGCGTGGTGTGCGCGATGTTGTTGTTGGGGTTGTTTGTGCGCGTGGCCGCATCGGCTTTGTAACGGTCGGACGCGCAGGGGCGCGCCCGCCGTTGTTTCGATGTCTTTCCCACGTGGGGTGTCGGGGCGATTGGCGGGCGCGCCCCTGCTTTTTGTCGCTTGTTTCGCGCGGCGCGCGTGAGCTTTTGTCTGCCGCCACACGCGCGTTGTATTGTTTCCCCATGAGAGTTTTTAGTGTTGAAAGCGCTGACGGCGACCACATGGCGTGGAGCGTCTGCGGCGCGTATGGTGGCATGGTTTCGTCCGCGTTTCGCGCGGTTTCTAGTGGTGGAGGTTCATCGCATGGGGCGCTCAAGTAAGACTGTGGGCGCTTTGGCGCTCGCGGATGGTGAGGCTTGCGCCCTGCGTGAGCGCGTGTTGGCTGGCGATAAGGCGACTGCCGTTCTGAGGGAGTTGGATGCTCACGCGCACGCCGATAGCGGGGAGGCGCGCTTGCGGTATCGCCGCGACCGCGAAAAGCTCGTAACAACAGTGCAGGCGGGCGAGGATGCGGCCATGCGGATGGTGGATAGTGTGCGCGCCTTCGCGTATAAGACCGCCGGTCGGCTCATTATCCCCTCTTTTTGCCGTCACCTGGTTAGCGTGGATGATTTAGCGTACCGTGGGCTACTGGCGGCGTTGGATGCCGTTCGTAAGTGGGAGCCTGGCCGGGGCTTGTGGTTCCCGTACGCGTGCGGGCGTGTTCACGCTTACATGCTGGTGGAGTTGAAGGCGGTGATTGCTGGCGCGTTGGGTGTCCCGGTTTTAAGCGCGTTTGATTATGTGCGCGCCGTGTCGGCGGTGAACGGTGGCGTGCCGCTTGGTGAGGCGGCGGCTGGTCTTGGCGTGGATGCGGGCGTGTTGGCGGGCGTGTTGGGTCGCGCACGTGGATGCGTGGATGTGGATAGCGAGGCGTCCGTGTTGGCTGCGGGCGGTAGCGTCGCGGATGACGGTGGTGTCGATGGCGCGTGGATGCGCGCCGCGAGCGCGGACGTGCTGGGGTTTTCTGGCGTGGAGTGGGAGGCGGTGTGCTCTCTGGCGGCTGGCGAGCCTGCGTCGATGAGCGCGGTTGGCAGGTCTCGCGCTAGTGTGCTTCGCGGCTTGCGTGATCGCGGCATGATCGCGTAATATTGATGGCAAGAAATCGCGGACGTGCCCGCGCGTGGCGCGCGGACGCATCCTGTTCGAGTGTGAGGAGTGCTTCTTTTGTTGTTTAGTGACGTTGAGCGTGGTGGCGCGGCTGTGAGCGCGACCGCCGGTGTGCTGCGCGTGGGGTTTGCTCGCGGCGTTGGTGAGGGTGAGGTGCGGGAGGCGTGCGCCGAGTCTTTCGGTAGGGTTGGCGTGGCGTTTTCTGTGGAAGAGGAGAACGGCCAGTTGTGCGCGTACGTTCCAGCGCCCGCGTATGGGGTGCTGGCTGAGGACGGCGTGTTGGGGGCGGTTGATTGGCTGGTGCGTGAGCGCGCGGATTTGCAGCCGTCGGCGCGCATTTATGGGGGCGTGTCGCTGTGACCGAGAACAACGGTTTTGACCCTGGGAAGGCCCGGTACACGCGCTCTACGATGATGAGCATGTCGCCGGAGGCTCGTTTGGACGCGTTGTACAGTGACGGCATGTGGTATGACGAGTCGAAGGCGTGCTCCCTGATGAACGTGTCTGTGGAGGAGTATCAGCGGTGGCTTGCCGGTAAGCTCGCGTCCAGCAGTATTATTGCCTCAACGACTGGGGCGGTCACGTACAGGTTCAACATGGAGCAGGTGCGCGAGTGGCATGACCGCCACAACATGCCGCTGGACGCTGGACTGTTTGAGGGCATTTACCCGGCCCGCGTGTGGGATGACATGACGGAGACGGAGGGGTTTATTGCCGCGCCGCTGCGTGAGGTGTGCGTGGTGACGTTCACGTGCGGCGAGAGCGTGGCGCGCGAGGTCGCTGACGTGTGCCGAGGCGTGGGCGTGGTGAAGCCGGGCGAGCGGGCAGGCCAGTGGCGACTGCTGTGCGGGTCTGAGTCGTATGGCGCGCAGATCGTGGCCGCGATTTTGGGGGAGTCGCTGGATAGTTGCGGCGAGTCTGCGCGCGTGCGCCGCGCGTCGATGTGGCGTAGAGACATGCGTGATTTCACTCCCGAGTTCACGCTCGGCATGTTTGACGTGTACGAGAAGTTCGCGCGGTCGCGCCTTGCCCCGCACATGGACAGCCTGCGTATTTTCCTCACGGACAGGGGGGACGTGGACGCCAAGGTCATCGAGTGGGTGATTGGCGCGATTGAACGCTTCAACGAGAAGGCTTCCGTCCCGTTCAGCGGCTATTTGGATAATATTTTACACAAGTGGCCCTACGATGTGGCCGAGAAGCACTTGGGGAAGAGGCTCGCCGGCTTCCAGAAGAAACGCGCTGTCGCAATCAAGAAGATCAAGAAGCGCGAGGGAGACAGCACGTATATCGCGTCCGTGTCTGAAATCGCGAACGAGATGGGGTTGCCGCTGGAGGAGTATTTGACGTTGGAGAGCGAGCACAAGTCGTGGCTCGCCGACAAGAACGCGCGCACGCTCACGTGGGGTGAGAGCGGCGAGGAGAAGGAAAGCGTCGGCGTGGTCGGCGGCCACGTTAACGTCGCGTCGTTGGATGCGGAGCATGAGAGCGACGCAAGGTTGACAGCTAACCTGTTCCAGGCGTGGCGTGAGAGCGGCGATTCTGATAGCCTGATTCGCGCTCTCGTGTTCACCGGGTCCGACGGTTCGCAGGGGCTTGACGCGTCCGAGCTTGGCGATGGGTTTGTTGCCGCGTTGGCTCGCGCGTGCGGCATTGGGGAGGAGAAGAGTGTCGCGTAAGGGGAAGCGCGCCGCGCGCGGGGGTAACGCCAGCGCTCCCTCTCCCGCCGCCCGGCGGGGAGGCTCCTCCTCTGGTGTGCGCCGTATCCGGGAGGATGCGCCGCGCCGCCGTTTGGCGCGCGTGTTGACCGCGTTGGGGTGGCTGGTGAGCGCTGTCGCCGCGCTGTCGTGTGCGGGCGTGTGGTGGGTGTGCGCGCGTTTGGAGCTGCTGTTTACGGCGGCCGGGGTGCGTGAACTGTCCGGCTTGGGGTCTGGCGCGGCCCGCGAGCGCCTTGCGTCTGTGCATTTGGAGGCTTTGTCGCCTTTCGTTGACTTGTATGGGTGGCGTTATGTGGCTGTCGCGTCGCTTTTGTCTGTTGGGTTTGGTGTGGGGTTCGCGTTGCTGTGGTTGGGTCGCGCGCGGTGAGGTTTTGGCGTCCCGCCTGCCGCCGTGTTATTGTGTTCCCTGTTGGCGGCTCCTGCGCCTCGTCTTGTTTTGTGGTCGCGGCGGCGGGCTTGTTACTGTTGGTTTAGTTAGCGTTGTTTGAGGTGTTCTCTCGTGGGTAAGCGCTCTTTGTTCGCATTCGGTTTCGTCGCGGCTGTCGCCGTTGTCGCGGCTGTTGTTGTGGCCTTGTTGAATGGTGTTCCTGGTTCTTCCCGTGGCGGCGATTCTGCTGCCGGTCAGAGTGGTGCCACGGTGGAGGCGACGGATAGTGAGGCGGCTATGAGCGCTGCCGCCGCGTTGGCTGACGCGCTCACCGCCGCTAACAGTGGGAGCGATAAGGGTGACGCGGCTTCTCGCATGTATCGCGTGAGTGAGGGTGACGTGAGCGTGTTGGATGCGGCGGGTTTGGATGCGCGCACGCGTTATTCTGCTGGTTTTGAGGCTTCGGCTGGGCTGGTTGGCGCGTACCAGTATGCGATGGTTGCTATCGCTGCTCAGGTGCAGCCTGACGGCGGCCCTGTTGCGGCACCGTCGGCTACTGGGGTTGGCGGCGTGTATGTGGACCGTGAGGCGGGGTACGCGTACGTGCCGTTGTCTACGTTCAGCGGTAGCGCCCCAGCGATGAGCGTGTTGATGGTGCGCGTTGGTGGCCAGTGGCTTGTGGAGCCGTATGGCGTGTTGGATGATATCCGCCTGTCGAACGCTGTTCAGGAGGCGGCGCGCGGGCGGTTCGGCTCGGATCAGTCCTCCGGTCAGTGATGCGCGTCGGCATTGCTTGCTGACAGTTTTGTTGTCGTAAATAGTGTTGCGGCGTGAAGGGGTTTTGTGGTGAGTTTCGGTTACGGCCAGTCTAGCGTGGACGTGTGGGGTCGCGGTCTGTTGTCGTGTATTCTGCGTGATCCTGCGGCGTTTGATAGTATCGTGGACTATCCGGTGTCCCGGTCTGATTTCGGTGATCCCGCGCTCGGGTACGTGTGGGGTTTGTATGCGGACGCTCACGCGCACGGTCAGCCGACCGGCGTGAATGATCTGTTGGCGGCGTCCCTGGGTGACGTGGGCGCGGCCAAGTACAACCTACACGACCTCATGAACGGCCTGTACGATGACGTGATGGCGACGGTGAAGGGTACTGCACGGTCGTATGCTCGCGGCCTGCGGCAAACCGCTGACGTGCGAGCCGCCGTTGACGCGATGCAGGATGCGACGCGTAGGCTCACGTCCGGCGAGGACACGGGCCGCGTGTTGGAGTCTACGCGTGAGACGTTGGAGAACGTGTCCGCCAGGTCGTCTACGACGGCCACCATGAAGTCGTTTGACGATTTGGGCAACGTGATGTTGGGTAAGACGTTGGATGAGAACTGGGAGGCGTGGCAGAGCGGCGGCGCTCGCGGCATCCCGTACCCGTATAAGACTTTTACGGACGCGACGGGCGGCATCATGCCGGGTATGTTGGTTCTTGTTGGTGCTGAGACTGGTGTCGGTAAGACGGTGTACGCGGTGGACGCTATTGTGTCGGCTGTGCGCGGTGGTCTGACGGTTTACATGAAGGCGTATGAGATGAGCGCCGAGGAACTGTGGGTGCGTATTTTCTCATGCTGGACGGGTATCCCGATGCGGGAGATTGAGGGCGATTGTTCCGCTGAGCGTCTTGCCGAGATTAAGGTAGCGCAGGAGCGCATGTTGCGTGAGCGCGCCGAGTGCGGCGGACAACTGTTCATTAACGCTGACCCTAACGGCGGCGTGGATACGATTGCGCGCGATTGCCGCCGGCTGTTGCAGGGCGACGCTGGCCTCGACCTAGTGATTGTTGACTACCTGGGTATTGTGCCGTCGTTTGAGTCGAAGAAGGACGTGGACAAGTACGGTGCCATTACGACGAATTTGAAGCGCTTGGGGCAGACGATTAAGGTTCCGTTTATTCTGCTTGCTCAGTTGAAGCGCGGCTCGTCTGACGCGGATAGCGATGGTGATGGCGGTACTGGTAAGCGTCAGCCAACGCACAATGACTTGTACGGTTCTGCGAAGCCCGGCTACGATGCGGACATTGTGATTACGATGATGCGTGAGGAGAGCGTGGATAACACGATTGGCGACACGATCATGGTGATTACGAAGAGCCGACGCGCAGGGGCCGGCGCTCGCGCGAGGTGTATTAGCGCGTTGCATTGTTCGCATTTGATTGACCGCGCGTCTGAGATCGCTACCGCGATGAGTAGCGCCCCGTCTGACGAGGACATTGAGTACATTAACGGCTTGTCCGAGGAGGAGGGCAGGCGTTTGGAGAACGTGTACGGCGTGGATAGTGACGAGCCGACGGGCGCGTCGTTTGACGAGCGGCTTCACGGCTTGTCGGACGGTGATTCCGGCGAGTTCGGGTACGCGGCAGGCGGCTATGCGCCTTACGCGCCCGAGGATGACACGGCGGATGATTTCGGCCAGTGGGACGACGATGGTGGTGAGCCGCCCACAGGCGGGTACGGCGACGCGGCGTGGGATGGCGACAGCGTGTTCTAGCGTGTTTGTGTCGCGCTCGCTCTTCTTCGGATGGTGAGCGCTGTTGTGGCGGGCTGTGGTGCGTGAGGTTTTGGTTTCTTGACTGATCTTGTGTTATGATAGATGCAATGTCAGCAAGAGTGCGAGAGAAGGTTTTGGAGGTGATTTCGCTGGATGGGTTCTTATGAAGCTGTTAAAGTGAGGCTTGATCCTACGCCCAGGCAGGGGCGTCTGATGGCGAGTCATGCTGGGGCTGCTCGTTTCGCGTATAACGCTGGTCTCGCCCACGTGAAAGAAGCACTGGATAGCGGTGAGCCTGCCGACTGGTCGCATTATGCTCTGCTCCGTTGGTGGAACGCAAACAAGGACACTCTTGCCGTTAACCCTGATACTGGCGTCGTGTGGTGGGGCCAGAACAGCAAAGAAGCCTACAACGTGGCCCTACACGGATTGGCTCGCGGTTTCTCGAACTGGTCTAAGTCCCGTAAAGGTCAGCGTAAGGGGCGTCGTGTTGGCTTCCCTAAATTCAAGTCGAAAAGCACCGTTGCGAAGTTCGCTTACTCCACAGGGTTCACCGCGCCCAAGGCTAGTGACCCTTACGGGTTGAAGTTGCCTCGTATTGGCCGTGTGCATTGTATGGAGAATGTGTATCGGCTGCTTGCTGGTGCGCGTCTCATCCGCATAACTGTGTCTCGTCGCGCTGGCTGCTGGTATGCGAGCTTGACGGTGGAACGCGAACAGTCCCCATCTCCCGTTTGCGATCCGAAGGGTGGCGCGGTTGGTGTTGACCTCGGTGTGAAACACCTTGCCACCCTGTCGGATGGGACTGTTATCCCTAATCCTCGCGCCCTGGGCGCAAGCCTGAAAGCCCTGCGGGCGGCACAAAAGGCGTTGAGCCGCAAGATTATGGGTAGCGTGCGGCGCGAGAAGGCTAAGGGGCGTGTCGCTCGTTTGCACGCCCGCGTGGCGGACGTGCGAGCCGACGCCATCCATAAGGCAACAGCTATGATCTCAAATGCCTACAGTACCGTGTGTATTGAGGACTTGAACGTTGCGGGAATGATGAAGAATCATCGTCTCGCCCGTAGCGTGTCGGACGCTGCGCTCGGCGAGTTTCGACGCCAACTCGAATATAAAACCGCGCGTAATGGCGCGGTATTGCGTGTGGTTGATCGCTGGTATCCGTCCAGTAAGACGTGCTCGAATTGTGGGGTAGTGAAAGCCAAGCTATCCCTGAGTGAGCGAACGTTCAACTGTGACGCGTGCGGTCTGTCTATAGACCGTGACCTGAACGCGGCCATCAATATTAGGGTCGCCGGGAGTGCCCCGGAGACGTTAAACGCGCGTGGAGGGGGCGTAAGACGAAACCAACATACCGTTGGGAGCGCCGACCCCGGTGAAGCGCGAACCAAGCAGGCGCGTCAAAGCGCCGTGAGACTTGGAGCTGGCCTTGGCAACGAGGCCATGCAAACTAGAACAAATTAGTTTGCAACGGTTGACGTGGAGGCGACAGGCGGTGGTGGCGTTTATGTAGGCGCGCTCGCGTTTCCCGGCCTCCCCTTTGATCTCGTCTATTTTTCTCTTTCTTTTTCTTATTTTGGCGGGGTGTGGGTTCTCTCGTTTGCGGGTTGTTCACACCCTACCATTGTTTTTCTATCCTGTCGATGTTGTTGCTATCTCCTCTGTGTTGGTTTGTCCCCGTTTGTGCTATTTTGTTTCGTTCGGTTTGTTGCGTCTGCGCGTGATGTTTCCTCGTGTGGGCGCGAATGTGTGGCTGTGTGATTATGAGAGGAGCTGCTGGTGGGCGGCTTGCCTGTTGACGGCGTAGGGGCGGACGCGTCTGGCGTTGTTGATGTTGTGTTGTGGGCGGATGTGGAGGCGACGGGTGTTGACGCGAACTGCGAGCGCTTGTTGGAGGTTGCGGGCGTTGTGACTGACATGTCGGGGCGCACGCTGGGATTGGAGCCTTTTAGTCGCGTCGTGGACCAGGGGAGCGCGGTGGAGGCTGAGCGCGTGGTGGATGGTTTGCGCGGGCGTGTGGCGGTGATGCACGCGCGTAGCGGCCTGTCCGAGAACGTGCGACGCGCGGGCGGGTCTGGCATGGTGGCTGGCCTGGTTGATATGGAGATGTGCGCGTGGTTGGAGGAGTGCGCGGACGCTTTCGTGGGGTTGTATGGTGGCTCGTCGTACAGGGTGTGGCTGGGCGGGAACAGTGTTCACGCTGACCGTGGGTTTGTGAAGCGTTTTCTGCCGTGCGTGTACGCGTCGTTGGACCATCGCGTGTTGGACGCGTCGAGTGTTGCTCGTTTCCTGCGTGCGGGCGGCGTGAGCGTAGAGTGGGTTGCTGACCGTCCGGCTGCGCATCGGGCGTTGCCTGACGTGTTGGGATGCGTGCGCCAGTATAAGGAGATGTTGCGCGCTGTTTCTGAGCGGGCGTGAGAGGGGTTTGCCGGGCTGTGGTGTGGGCGTGTTGGTGTTCTTCTGCTGATTGCGTCCTCTATGAGGTGCGGGCGTGACCCAGCGTGCGCGTTTCCCCGTTGAGGTGGCGCGCCCCGGCGTGCGGTGTGGGAGGTGGTTTCGCACACCGTCCACATTGTGGCGTGGTTCACTTGTTTTCGCGTTGACATGGCGTTCGTCTGTGCGCTATGATTATTCATGTCAGCGAGGGAATCCGATGAAAACGGCCGTAACTTGCGGCGTGAAAAGTGGACGCCCAGCATAGGGCTTCCGACATTGGCTGTGGAAGTCAACGTCGGGGAGGAACCGCAGGGCAGTATCTTTTGACACGCGCAGCGACAGCTGATACAATAGAGAAACAACAGAAGAAACGGAGTATAGCTCAGCTTGGTGGAGCGCCCGCTTTGGGAGCGGGAGGCCGCAGGTTCAAGTCCTGCTACTCCGACAGGTGCCAACCTTAACCAAGTTGGTATCGCGGGGGTTAGCGTCCTCGCGGCTGGTGGTTTCGGCTAAAAGCTCTGCGGCATACGTCAACGGTAGACCAGCGGGTATTTGCCTGATGCGACCACGGTTCGACTCCGGGATGCAGAGCTGAACAACATAAAAGAATACAATGTGTGGCGCTTCGCGCGTCACGTATGGACCTCTAGCTTAATCGGAGCGACGCGTAGCTCCTCGGGTAAAGCGACCGGCCGGAGTGCCGGAGAGATAATGGTTCGATCCCATTGAGGCCCACAGGTGCTAGCCTTAACCAAGTTGGCATTGTGGGGAGCGGATGTTCCCCACGGCTGGTGGTTTCGGCTATCAGCGTTAGGTCGCCGGGAGTGCCCCGGAGACGTTAAACGCGCATGGAGGGACCGTAAGACGTGGCAGCCCGTCAGGGCGTGTTGTGCTAGTCCCCGTGAAGTGCGAACCAAGCGGGCGCGTAAAAGCGTCGTGAGACTTGGAGCTGGCCTTGGTAACGAGGTCATACAGCCTAGAGTAAGCTAGGTTGCAACGGAGAGCGCCTGTTTTGCGCGCAAAAAGTCGCAGGTTCGATTCCTGTACGGTCCACTGATGTTAGCTTACGGTAAAGCGCACGAACAAGTCAGACTCGACAGTCTATTCTGTTCGTGAGAGCGGGTCCACTCCCGCAACATCTGGTAGTGCCCGTCATTTTCGAGCGCACACCGACTAATGGCTGATAACCACGAGTCGGCGGGTGCGCGGCGGGCGCGGGAGGAAAGGTGATGACCGCCTCCAAAGTAGCGCCGCTGGTGCGGTCGCTTGCGCAGACATGCGCATGTGAGCGGGTTCGATTCCCGCCGTTACACAATGCGCCTGAGACCGCCGGTTAAGGCCCACACGATGTGAGTGGGTACTCCCGGCGGTGTAGGGGGCAGAGCGCGGGGTAAACCCGAGGCTTCCGTGGGGTGTCTGACTCCACGGGGGCGGCCAAGGGTTCCGCGTGAGCAAGTCCAGACAGGCTTGCTTTACGGCGGCGGATGGTTTTGTTACCATCCGCTGTATAGCTGGTATTGGGTGTATTTCTTTTTGATGGGAGGGGTGCGTTGGCTAAGAACCAGACCTACAAGGCTTTCGTCGCGCGCCCCTCTCACGTCCTAGATCTGGACGGCGAGCTGCTAGACGGCTCATCTGTTATGGCTGAACTCGCATCTGAGGTTCGAGACATCTCTAGTTACGCGACCTACGTGGTTCGCAATGACGAGATTATAGGGGATGAACTTGCGCGTGTTACCGACACTCAACCCGCCGCAGCTGGGAGGCGTGCGGGCGTGACCATGCCCGATTTTCTAGTATCGGGCAAGTCTGGCAGGTCGCGTAAAGAGAATCTACTTAGGTATAACGTGGTCACATCATACCGCTCCTACATGGAGCGTGTTCAGGCCGCAAATGGTGAAAGCTCCAAGTACGTGAGCCAGGGCTGGAAGCGCACCGCAAACGGGGCCGTACCGTCGTATGGTGGGGATTACGTGAACCTTGGCGCAGTGGACAGCGCTTACGCTCGGATTGAGAATAAACCGTTTACTGACGGCGAAATTGTCTTGAAGATGGTTATTCAAGGATCATGGTATCGGTTGATCTTCGACTTCGACAACAAGCGGTTCCGCGAGGGGAAAGTCACCCTACCTGTCATTAAAGTTGAAAACAGTCAGCCTGTCTTTATCTTCACGGTCGTCACCGATAACCCGGTCGTCCAGTTTTCGGGAGACCATACCATCGGCGTGGACGTGGGGATAAACAACTACGCGACCATCGTTGTACGCAGCGTCGAGACCGGGCGGATAGTCTATGAGACAACGCTCTCACAGCGGGTACACTCACTCTGGAACAGCGTCCGCGCATCCGAGGCTCAGGTCTGTGACCTCAAAAAGAAAGCCGCGACGCTACTCCATGATCGGAAGGCCAGGATGTCTGCGTTGGATGAGGCGCAGTTTCACCGCGAGGCAGCGTCCAGGAAGAAGCGCGAGTTGGCGATTCTCGCGGCGCAAGAGATAGCCTACCTGTCGCACGCGTGGGGCAACGCGGTCGTTGCGGTGGAAGATTTAGGCTGGATTAGCAATACCATGCGGAACGGCCGATGGAACCGGGGCGCTTTTGTCCAGTGGTTGACTCACTACGTTTCTCAGAACGGCGGGTGGGTGGTCGCCGTAAACCCGTCGAACACGTCGCAACAATGCCACGCGTGCGGCGCTAAAGTCTCGCACCCCAAGCACGAGTTATCCGTGTGCCCCGAGCACGGCACGATGGATAGGGACGTGAACGCTGCGGTGAATATTGCGGCACGTGCCGTCCCGCGCGTCGCTAAAGCGCGGGTGACACGCGCGAAAAACCGCAAACTACAGCCACAACAGCCGCTTAAAACGCCCGTGGCTAGAAACTCGTTGAAGTATCCGGGTAGAGACCGAACCAAGAGCAAGCCTACGCCGAAAAGGAATAAACGTCACCTCGTTTCTGAGGGGGTGAATCTTCCTTTACGCCCCGCTAGGGCACAAGCGCAACGCTTGGAGGCCAGGGTACTAGCGGACCAGGATGCACGTGGCTACCTGGGGACCAATGTGGCGGCGCTCAAACAAGGAAACGTAGCCTACAAGTGTAGGTTATGTTACCTTATTTGATACAGCCGTTAGCTCAGTGGACAGAGCGCCCGGTTACGAGCCGGGAGGTCGTAGGTTCGAGTCCTACGCGGCCCACGGAGCATGGTATGTTTCCGCGCTGTTGTTATGCACTACTGTTTGTGGTGCATGTTACGGCGTGGGCGCGTTTTGTCGGCTTGCGCGCGAGTGGCGGCGTGTGATATTATGCTTCTGTAGCTGCCAGTCGTCCTCCGGGACTGGCTGGCTTTAGTGTCCGTGGCGGAACTGGCAGACGCACTGGATTTAGGTTCCAGCGCCTTCGGGTGTGTGGGTTCGAGTCCCACCGGGCGCACTAGCGGCAGAGGTTTTCGGAGTTTCCTCTTGCCGCTCGCGCTCACTCATGTTATAGTGTTGGTGAGCGTGGCTCGCCGGGTTAGTTCAATTTGGCAGAACGCCAGTCTTGTAAACTGGTCGTGTGGGTTCGAGTCCCACACTCGGCTCGTTTGGTTGGTCGCTCCCTTATTGTGGGGTGGTTGGCTATAATTGGGTAGTATTGCGTGCCCGTGGTGGAATTTTGGTAGACACGCCAGATTTAGGCTCTGGTGTCCTTCGCGGCGTGTGGGTTCGAGTCCCACCGGGCGCACTAGCGGCGGAGGTTTTCGGAGTTTCCTCTTGCCGCTTGTGTTCCACTTACACTACAGTGGGAGCATTGTGAGCAATAGGGCGCATTGGTAGTTAGCTGGTGAGGGGGTGAGTCGTCATGGTTGTTCATAAGGTGGCGCAGCGTATCCCGTTTACGCCGTCTAAGACGCAGGCCGCGCTGTTGGAGCAGTGTTTTGGTGCTAGGCGTTTCGCGTACAACCAGCAGGTTGAAGCGTTCAACTCGTATGACAAGGAAACCAATCCTCGCCCCACGTATCCGAGCACAACTGATATGAAGGGCGCTAACGAGTGGCTGAGGGATAGTCCCGTTCCGTCAAGCGCATTGAGTAACGCGATCATGGACTTCCGCAAGACGCAGGCCGCTTACTTCCGCAAAGCCGAGTATGGGAAGAATCGCCCCCGTTTCGCATCAAAGAGTGACAATGTTCAGTCGTTTCGTAACACCGTGCCGATGCGCCGTATGGAGGGTAACAGGTTTCCGCTATCCAAGAAACTGGGGTCGGTGCGCATACGTAGGAGAGACCGTATCCGCTACCCGCTTGAATCGTTGTCGAGTTGGACGGTGAAGCGCGAGAATGGCGTGTACTATCTGGTTCTACTGTTCGACGTGGATGTTCAGCCCAAGCCTCCGGTAGGTGGACAAGTCGGTGTCGACTTGGGTGTCAAAGACTTCCTTACCCTGTCCACGGGCGAGAAAATTAACTATCCTGACCGGCTGCGCCAGTTGGAGGAGCGGGTTAGGTGGGAGCAGCGTAAGTTGTCTCGCAGGGTGAAGGGTTCGAGTAACTACTGTAAACAGAGGGCCGTTGTGGCCAAGGCGCGCGCGAAGGCGCACCACTACCGTGAGAACTTTCAGCACCAACTGTCTCACAGGCTGATAGAAGATAACCAATTCATCGGCATGGAGACGCTATCAGTGCAGAATATGACGCGGAAAGCGAAGAAGAAGGTGGACGCGAACGGCAAGTATGCGCGTAACGGCCAGTCGGCCAAGCGCGTGATGAACCGTAACATCCTCCGAAACGGGTGGAGCAGTTTCGTGGACAAGATCACCTATAAGGCGCAGTGGTACGGGCGGGCACTTGTTCAGGTGGATAGGTTCTATCCGAGTTCACGTCTCTGCAACAACTGTGGACATAAGTACGATGGTCTGCTATTGTCGGAGCGAGAGTGGACGTGTGAGAGTTGCGGCGTGTCTCATGATCGGGATGTGAACGCTGCATTGAATATTTTGGGTGAGGCGTTGCGTCTCAGTCAAACAGGATAAGAATGTCAAGCAACCGACCGACAATCGGGGGTAGCCTGCTTAATATGGGAAGCCGCTGGACTTTGGCCTGGTGCCGGGGTTTAAGCAAGCCTAGTTCGCAGGAATCTCGTAGTGTAAGCTGTGGGAGTGTCAAAAGCGGGGTGTTGTGGGGTCGATCACACATCCGGCTCAGGTTTTGACGGTGGCGCGTGAGCGTGCTACAGTTGGAACCAACAAGAGGAAAACTGAACTGAATAGTGGAAAAGAGAAGTTCGTTTCCCCGTTTTCGGCGTGTGGCGCAGTTTGGTAGCGCGCTTCGTTCGGGACGAAGAGGCCGCAGGTTCAAGTCCTGCTACGCCGACCGGGGAGCGGAAACAACACGGGGATGCTCGCGGCTGCGGGTGCTGTCACGCAGGGGGTGTGGCGGCATTGGTGGTGCGCTGGGTGTGTGCGGGTGGCGCTTGGGTGTTTGCGCCAGGGTGCTCTCGGTGTTGGTGAGTAAGTTGGGCCGGTCTGGGTGGGCCGGTTGAGAGTGTCCGCGCACGCGGGTTGGGCTGGCCGGTGGTGCGGCTGGTGTGCGTGTGTCCCGCTGGTTGGGCGCATTGTGGTTGCGTGGTTGTCTCTCGTGTTTGTTTCCGCTCCCTTTTTCTTTTGCCTCTGTGGCGGAATTGGTAGACGCGCCTGACTCAAAATCAGGTATCCGTTGGGGTGTGTGGGTTCGAGTCCCACCGGAGGTACTAGCGCCACGCAAAACGCGTGAGTGGCCTTGAAGGGAACCGACCGACAATCGGGGGTAGCCTGCTTAATATAGGAAGCCGCTGGGCCGTGGTTTTACGCTGCGGTTTAAGCAAGCCTAGTTCGCAGGAATCTTGTAGTGGAAGCTATGGGAGTGTCAATCAAAAGCGGGTGCCCGGTTGGGCGTGCGGGTTCGAGTCCCGCGACTGGTACTGGGGGGACAAAACGGTTGAATATGGGCGTGTAGGCGCGTGTTGTGGCCGACATTGGGGCGTGTAGCCCTGTGGTTGGTGCCGCCCGTGGGGCGGATGGTGTCCTACGTTTGGCGGTTGGTGCGTGGGTTTTGTTGCGCGTCTTGCGTGCGCTTTGTGTTTGCTGTTTTGTTTCCCCTGTTTTGGACAGTAATCCAGCATGGTTGTTGGGTCCGACTGCTAATCGGTTCGCTCACGTGATTGTGGGTGGGGTTCGATTCCTCTGCTGTCCGCTAGAGTCCTGCATGGTTGTGTTGGTGGCGTTTTCACCTCCTTTGGCGCTTCCAAGCGGCGTTTGCGGGACTCTTATCTTTTCCTTGTCTCGGCCATGTTCGGGCGGCTCTCCGCGTCGTCTGGGTGGGCGCGCCCCTGTTGGGGTGTGTTCGTGGTGGTTCCCTTTCGCCTGTGGCTGGGCCGTGATTAGCGCATTGCGTGCGGTTAGGGAACATGCCCCTCCTGGGGTGTGGTTGCTGCGTGTGGTGGCGTTGGTTGCGTATGCGGTGTCGGGATGCCCCTGTGGCTGTGCCTGGTTGGTGCGGCTGCGGGGGTTTCCTTGCGTGTGGGGCGTTTTCTTGCGCGTGCGCGCCTTGTTTTGGGTTGGGCGTGTTGTTGTGTGTTACCTGCGTGTCCGTTCGCGTGTCGCGGTGCCGCTCGGTTGTTTGCTTGTCGTTTGTGTGCGGCGGCTCGGCTTTGTGTTTGTTTGTTGCGGTTTGTTTTGCTTGTCGGCTATTGTGTGGTGTGCGTTTCGTGAGCGCGCCTGCGTCTGGTGTGACGTGGTTCATGCTGGTTGGTGTGGGCGTGCGTTTGACTGCGACCGTGGTTGTCGCTTATTGTTTACTGTGTAAGGGGGCGTTTCTGGTGGCTTGTGCTGCCGGTGCGCCTGAACCGATGATGAAGGAGAAGAATCTCTTGAAGTTCCCTGTTACTATTGTGGGTCGTGCTGGTAAGGCGACGCGTGCGCTGGTTGCTGGTGCCGCTTTTGCGGTGGCTGCTGGCGGTTTTGGCGTGTCCGCTGTTTATGCTGCGCCCGTTGAGGGTCCGGCGCCTGCGGCTGACGCGCCAGCGGCCGGTATTGATAGTGTTACCGGGTCTACTCCGGGTGCGTCTACTGCGACTGGCGGCCTGGTGATTAAGAGCGTCAAGGTCACTCGCCCGTATGATACGGTGTCTGCTGGCACTGACTTGTCCGTGCGTATTGATTATACGGGTAAGAATGTTCAGCCGGGGGCGTCTTTTGAGATGGCTATCGGTGAGGGTCTACAGTTCCCGCCCGGGCTGGATGGTATTAAGTTGAAGGCTACCGCTCTTGACGGATCGGTCAAGGAGATTGGTTCCGCGAAGATGGCGGGCGGTAAGTTCGTGTTCACCGTCGACGAGGGCGTGAACGATCTGGGGGGCAATGGCACACTCAACAACGCTTTTGTTGAGTACAACGTGAGCGTTAACAAGAGCGCGGTGGGTAAGACATCCACCACGATCACCGTTGACGGTACCACCTACGACATTTCCCTCGGTAAGGGCGTTATCGGTGAGGCTTTCCACGAAGGCTACGACAAGTACCTGTACTCTGCCGGTAAGACCGCCGACGGAAAGTATGTGGAGAAGGGCTATGTTCAGGCGACCGTCGCCCCTGGAACCGCGTTGAAGGCTATCGAGAAGGGCGATGGCGCGACGTTCGGTAGCGCTTTCTACTGCACGAACACCGCGAATTGGGCGGAGACCACGAAGGCTTCCGCGAACAAGTTGTCTGCGGATAAGCGTGAGATCACGGCTGTTGCTCCCGCCGATGGCGATGGCAACTGGACGTGCCGCGTCTCCATTACCCAGGTTGGTGACTCCAAGAAGTTCACCAACGTCGCGGTGATTAACGAGCAGGAAGTCTCTGCGACAGCCACGTGGCGCGCCAAGGGCGACTCTGGCGCTGACACTGAGGCCGACCCGGAGCCTGAGAAGCCGGTCACGCCGACTCCCGCCCCGGAGCCTACTCCTACTCCCGAGCCGACTCCTGACAAGCCGGTTGTTCCCACGCCGGATAAGCCGGTCACCCCGGATGAGCCGAAGCCAACTCCGGACAAGCCGGTCACCCCGGATGAGCCGAAGCCAACTCCGGACAAGCCGGTCACCCCGGAGACTCCGAAGGGTGAGGAGCCTAAGCCTGCGCCGTCGGCTACGCCGACCCCGGAGCAGCCGAAGCCCTCTACTCCCGCTCCCGCGCCGTCTGCCCCGGCCGCTGCCGGTCAGTTGCCTAAGACGGGTGCCGACATGGGTGTCCTGGGTGCTGCTGCGGCCGCGCTGACCGGTGGTGTCGCGGCTCTCGTTGCCGCTCGTCGCCGTCGTCGCTGACGCTCGTCGTTAGCTGAGGCGATAGTCCGCTAGGGTGAGCAAGCCCGCCCCGCGAAAGCAATAACAGCTTACTCGCGGGGCGGGCTTTCCTTTTGACTGCCGGTTGCGTGCGGCGCACTGATGGGTTGTTGCCCGATTGTGTGGCGCGCTTCACTCTTGGTGGGCTTGACGCGCGCGTTTTCTTGCGTGTACGCTATTAGCGGTGAGTAAGCCAATATAACCGCGCTGGGGGCATGTCTTGCAGTTCTACTGATCTCCTGCTTGCGTTTGCGTCCGCGCGGATAACATGTTAGTATGTTCGTGTTGGTGGGGTTACCGCCATGAGCCGCCTGTAGCTCAACGGACAGAGCATCCGCCTCCTAAGCGGGTGATGATGGTTCGATTCCATCCAGGCGGACGCTGCGTGAATTACATAGTGTTTTCATTATTCCGGCATGGCGCAATAGGCAGCGCAAGCGACTGTTAATCGCAAGGTTGTAGGTTCGAGTCCTGCTGCCGGAGCTGACGCGAGGGAGACTGATCCTATGTGAATCTCCTAACTCCGGTCTCTCTCGCGTCTCATGGGTCAGTGCCGCTGAATTGGGTGAAGGCACCCGGCTGTAAATCGGGCACAGGTAACCAGTCCACACCGCAAGTGCAAGTCTTGCACGGCCCACAGTGCGCACCGTCCTCGGTAACACGTGGCTGCGCTAAACTAAATCGCGAAGCGCGGGGAGACTCGTTAATGAGTCTGGTACTGGTTTCTCCGTGTGTTTGCGTCTGGTTTTGTAGTGGAGGTGCGCGGGGAGCTGTAGCCCCTCACCTACAGCCGCCCGGATTGTTCCACCGCTTGCGTTTATTGCGCGGAGCGTGTGCTAAAGGTCCGGGTGAGGAAACACCCCTATAGCTCAACTGGCAGAGCAACAGACTTTTAATCTGTGGGTTCAGGGTTCGAGTCCCTGTGGGGGTACTATGTTGGGGGGCAACGTGTTCCCATACTCAACTGGTGAAGGGGTGAATCGAGGTGACTAGTTGTAAGGTGTCGCAGCGTATCCCGTTTGTGCCGTCCAAGATGCAGGCTGCGTTGTTGGAACAGTGCTTCGGTGCCAGGCGTTTCGCATACAACCAGCAGGTTGAGGCTTTCAACTCGTATGACAAGGAAAGTAACCCTCGCCCCAAGTATCCGAACGTGACTGATATGAAGAACGAGAATGAATGGCTGCGGGATAACCCTATTCCGTCGAACGCGTTGAGTAACGCCATCCAGGACTTCCGAAAATCTCAGGCAGCTTACTTCCGTAAAGCTCAGTATGGGAAGAATCGTCCCCGTTTCGCGTCCAAAAGCGACGTTGTTCAGTCGTTTCGTAACAGGTCACCGATACGCCGAATGGAGGGGAATCGGTATCCATTGTCTAGGAAGCTCGGTTCGGTTCGCATACGTCGGAGAGACCGTATCCGTTACCCACTTGAATCATTGTCGAGTTGGACGGTGAAGCGCGAGAATGGCGTGTACTATCTGGTGCTCTCGTTTGACGTGGATGTTCAACCCAAGCCTCCTGTAGATGGACAAGTCGGTATCGACATGGGTGTTAAAGACTTCCTTACCCTGTCTACGGGTGAGAAGATTAACTATCCTGATCGGCTTCACCAATTGGAGGAGAAAGTTAGGTGGGAACAGCGCAAGTTGTCTCGCAGGGTGAAAGGTTCGAGCAACTACCGTAAGCAGAAGAAGGCTGTAGCTAAGGCTTACGCGAAGGTCCGCCATTACCGCGAAAACTTCCAGCACCAGATGTCTCACAAGCTGATAGAAGATAACCAATTCATCGGCATGGAGACTTTGGCGGTGCAGAATATGACGCGGAAGGCAAAGAAGAAGCTGGACGCGAACGGCAAGCCCGTGCGCAACGGTCAAGCGAGCAGGCGTGCGATGAACCGTGCTATTCTCCGAAATGGGTGGAGTGGCCTTGTGGATAAGCTCGCTTATAAGGCGCAGTGGTATGGGCGCACGTTCGTTCAGGTGGATAGGTTCTACCCGAGTTCACGCCTCTGCAACAGCTGTGGACATAAGTACGATGGTCTGCTATTGTCGGAGCGCGAGTGGGTGTGTGAGAGTTGTGGGGTGTCTCATGATCGGGACGTGAACGCCGCAATGAATATTTTGGGTGAGGCGCTGCGTCTCAGCCAGGTAGGAAAGTAATCGTAAAGCAAGAACCGACCGACAATCGGGGATAGCCTGCTCAATATAGGAAGCCGCTGGGCCGTGGTTTTACGCTGTGGTTTAAGCAAGCCTAGTTCGCAGGAATCTCGTAGCGGAAGTTACGGGGGTGTCAATCTGTAGCTCAGTTGGTTAGAGCTACGGACTTTTAATCCGAGGGCCGTGGGTTCGAGTCCCGCCGGGGGCACTTGGTATAATTGGATACTGGTTGTAGCTTGCTCGTGTAGCTTAAATTAGTGAGAGCGGCCACTGGTCGGCGGTGTAGAGTCATGACCTCGCTGCGTTCGCGGACGCGCGTTTGCCGCCACACGGTTGCGTGTGGACGTTTGACTGGTGGTATGGGTCCGGGTGCAAGTCTCGGCGCGAGCCACTATTCTCGCCCTCTGCTTTCTTTGGTGGTGGGGTTTTGTTGCGGAGCGCCGCCCGGCGCGCCTGCGTTTTGCTTTCCTGCCGTGTGGGGCGCGTGTTCCTGGGTGGCGCGCCTGGTGGGCTGGCTGGCGTTACGGGCGGTTGCTCCGCATTTTTCTTGCGTGGTGCGCCGTCTGGCATTGTTGCTCCCTGTGGTTGCTTGCGCTCCCGGTTCGCTGTGCGGCGTTTTAAGGGGCGTTGAGACCCTGGTGCGCGTGTTGGGTCGTTTGCGGCGCGCAAGCCCGCGAGAGGCGCGTACAGCGCGGTTTCTGTACGTGTTGTGGTCGCTTGGTGTTGCGTGGTTTTTGTGGTGGTGCTATTTTGTTGTTATCGTGGCTGTGTCCCTGGTTGGTTGCGGGGCGCACGTTTTCTTGTCGAGTGGACTGTGAGAGTTGGTTGGTGGTCGTATGCGTTTCCATGTGAATAATCAGGGGCGCGTGTTGCCGTGCAGGGCGAAGCGCGCGTGTAGGTTTGGTGCGGCGTTTGAAAATGGGGGGGCAGCGCAAGCTGTTCTTGACCGATACCATGAGGCTGTGGGTGTGGAGCCGCGCATCACTGGTGATTTGCAGGCGCTCGGGTTGAACCTGTGGAACTTGCAGTTTCGGGTGAAGAGCGCGTCTGGTACGGTGGATAAGGTGTTGAATCGTGGTAAGCGTTTTGACGCACTCTACGATGTTATCCGGTACACGAGTGTGAGTGGCGTGGGCGACTACTACGAGGACTTTAACAGGACGATACGCACGCTGACGGCGAAGGGTTACCAGGTCGTTGAGGTGACGGACTTTTGGAAGCTGACGGAGGAGAGTCGCGCGAAAGGCGGGTACAAGGGTATCAATGTGAAGATGGATTCCCCGGATGGCGCGCATTTTGAGTTGCAGTTTCATACGCCTGAGTCGTTGCAGGCGAAAGAGAGTGTCCACGTGTTGTATGAGCGGTTGCGTCGCCCGGATGTGACGGCGGCTGAGCGCGAGGAGGTGTGCCGTGCGATGGATGCGACGTTTAGCGGCTTGGAGGTGCCGGTGGATGTGTTGACGGCGCGCCGGTAGTGCGTGTATGGTGTTCTTGTGGTACGGTTGGTGTCGGTTGGCTCCTCCCCTGTGCACCACATAGTGTTTTTCAGTGGAGGGGGACGCGGAAAGAAGGTTTTAACTGCATGGTAGATGAGGTTGTTGACGGCGCAGGCGAGGGTCTGCGTATCCTGTGGAGTGAGCGCGGCTATGTGCTGACTGATGTCGGTGTGGAGCGTGTGGCGGTGCCGGTTGGCGGCGACGTGGGCGTGGACCATTATGAGGCGATCACCGTGAACGTTGAGGATGGCTCTATTGTCCGCGAGTACGTGTCGTTGGTCCCGTATTTTGGGATTGAGGATGCGGCCGAGTATGGCGAGTACAGGGTCGTGGAGCCTGGCGGTCTGTTGGTGGAGGCTGCGCGTCTGGTCGCTGAGGCTGCTCACGCTGGCCAGGTTGATAAGGGTGGTGCCCCGTATATTGAGCACCCTGCTTTCGTCGCTGATCGTGTGCGCTGGCTGGGCGGTGACGAGGTGGCTGCTGCTGTCGCGTGGCTTCATGACGTGGTGGAGGACACTCGCGTGTCGTTGGATGCGCTCGCAAGCGTGTTCCCTGCGCGTGTCGTGGAGGCTGTTGACGGGCTGACGCGCCGAGAGGGCGAGCCGTATTTCGAGTACATTGAGCGTGTGGGCGGCGATAGTGTTGCGCGCACAGTGAAGCGCTGCGACCTGGCGCACAATTTGGATACGTCGCGTCTGCCTGGTGGTGGTGTTGACCTGTCGGAGGCTGATGTTGCGCGCCTTGTCCGTTATGAGCGTGCGCGTAATGTCCTGGCTGGCGTTGAGGTGGTGTAGTGGCGGGTTACACGATTGGTAGCCTGTTCTCTGGTTACGGTGGGCTTGATCTTGGTGTTATGGGCGCGCTAGGACCTGGGGATACCCTGTTTGTTAGTGACGTGGAGAAAGGGCCGTGCGCTGTCCTCGCCCACAGGTACCCGGATGCGCCAAACATTGGTGATATCACCTGCGTGGATTGGTGTGAAATACCGAGAGTTGATGTTTTGTGTGGGGGTTCTCCTTGCACGGACTTGTCAATGGCTGGCGCGAGAGCTGGCATGACGAAAGACACGCGTTCGGGACTGTGGGAGTCTATGTTCCGGGGCGTTCAGGAACTACGCCCGCGCCTAGTGGTGTGGGAAAATGTGTTGGGAGCGACAAGTGCGAGAGCCTTTAGCCTACTGGAACAACGAGATGGACGTGTGGGAGAGGAGGTGGACGGACCTGTTCTCCGAGCACTCGGACGTGTACTCGGAGATTTGGCCTCAATCGGGTATGATGCGCAGTGGGGTGTTGTACCGGCTTGCGCCGTTGAAGCCCCGCACAAGCGCGCCAGAGTGTTCCTTATTGCTCACCCCCACGGCCAACCTTGGCAGCAATGGAGGCAGCCAGCCGCCGGAGAAACGCCGAGCGGGCGGTCACGGGCCGACACTGGCGGATCAGATCGAGCACATGTGAAAAATGGGTCGCCGCATATGGGTGTGGAACTGATGCCAACGCCTGTCGCTCAGCCGTCAGGGAACAGCCCTGAGATTCACTTGGGGAAGAAGCCGGGCAGGCGTCGGGTCACCGACCTGTCCATCATCGTAGAAAACAACCTCATGGGGACGGGCGGCGTGCTACTGCCAACGCCGCAGGCGACAGTGTCCACGTACTCGTCAAGCGGGTATGGGCCGAACCTTAACGAGGTGGCGGTGAGTCTGCTACCCACACCGAAGGCGAGTGATGGTGATTATGGTTTGCCGAGGACGAGCGGCAGGCCACCCAGTAAGAGCGCGCATTTAGCGACGAGATTGGAGTACGCGGATTATGGCTTGTACGCTGGTGCTGTTCGGCGCTGGGAAGTGGTGACGGGCAGGCTTGCGCCCAGCCCAACGGAGCCTCCCGCGCGTGAGGGTGGTAGGCCGAGGTTGTCTGCTCGTTTTGTTGAGTGGATGATGGGGTTTGCCTGACGGGTGGGTGACCTCCCCTGATATTGGGTTGTCTCGGAGCGCTGCTTTGCGTGCTCTTGGTAATGGCGTGGTTCCTCAGCAGGCGTTGTCGGCGATTGTCGGCTTGTTGGAGCGCGAGCGGCGTATTGGCGTGTCTGAGGGGTGGATTGAGTTCTTATCTTAGTGGCGTTTGTGTGTGCGGGCGGCGCGCTATCTTTCCTTGTGTGGGCGGTGGCACGCCGCTTCGCTGTATGCGCTTCTGACGCGTTTTCGCACGCCTACCACTCCCCATTACGTTTCGCGCCTGCGAGGCCGCCTACGGGCCGTACAGTGCGTCTGGCGGCGATGTTCGCATGTTGCGGCGTGTTGTCGTGTGCTGGCGGCGCTATTGCGGCGGCTATTCCGCTCGCGTAGTGCGCTTGCTGCGTACGCTGTCGTGGTGCGACTCTGTTACAGTGCGGCGGGTGCGCGTGCGCTGGCGGTAGTTGACGGAGCTGAGAGGGCTAGAGGGTGTGCTGATGGGCGGTGGCGTGAAGTTCGTGTATGGGCGACGTAGTGATGGTTGTGTGGAGCGTTGTCGCGCGAAGCCTGAGAATCGTGGTCGGGGCCGGTGTCCGCATGGCGAGCATGTGGTGCTCACGGACGCGCAGGCGCAGGAGATGAACCAGGAGCGCTTGTCTGGCGTGGTCCCTGGTTTCCACGGTGGCTTGGGTAATGGCGCGAACGACGGTGCGGCAGGCGGTGGCGCGGCTGTTGGTGGCGTGGAGCGCGCGCGTCCTGGTGCTGGCCGCGTGGGCGGCGTCCGAGTCCCCCGCCCCGGCGGCGTGCCGAAGCCGTCTCCTGGCGTGTTCCAGAACTCTCGCGCGTCACGCCCGCTCACGGCGAAAGAACTATCCGAGCAGGCTGGTCGTGTTGCCGCGTCTTTGGATGAGGAGACGTGGGGGAGTATTCGAGGGCTGTGGGAGCGCGTGAACCTCGCTATCGCAGACGGGGATGAGGAGAAGGCGGCGGACAGTCGCGCCCTGTGGGAGCACGCGGGCGAGAAGGCGCGCGGCCTGTTTCTTGCGGAGTTGGATGCGGACACGGAGGACGGTAGGCGGTTGCGCGCCTATTTGGGTGACGACGTGAAAACCAGTGATGTTGCCGACATTCTCGCGTTCAACATTGGTCAAATGACCACCCCGGTCCCCGTGAAAGGCAAAGACACGAAACTGTCACGTCACGCGCTTACCGCGTTCGACAACGATATGAATAAGAGTCGTTATGTGATGAGTGTTCTCGCGTTTGGTGGTAGGTGTTGTTACTGTAACCGCCCGTTGCACAGGGGTGATCCTGCGGACGGTCAGGCGACAGCGGAGCATATCACGCCGGTAAACCCCAGGGGCGGGAGCACGGTGCGTGGGGCAACCAGGTATGGGAACATGGCGCTCGCGTGTGTGGCGTGTAACCGGGCGCGCGGCAACCAGGAGCTAGAGGAGTGGGTGCTCGTCACGGGCCGCATCCCGGACAGGGAGGAGAAGGCCAGGTGTTTGGCGCGTATCCGCGAGTTCCGGGCGTATGCGGGGTATGAGGAGTACACGGCGGAGCAGACGAAGCGGCTGAATAGAGAAATCGGGCGCATGAATCGAGCCTACGCGCGCGAGTTGGGGAAGCTCGGCGAGGGCGCTGATGGCGTGAAGGTGAAGGCTGCGGCGCGTCGCGCGTTGCGCCGGGGCGTGATGCGTATGCGTGACGCTGTTCACGGTCCCGTCGGCGGGTGAACGGCGACAAGGGGTTGCAGTCGTTTTCGCGGTTGCGGCGTGTGGAGTGGCGTGTCCCCGTTGTGGGTGCGCCACCCCACTTTCTTTGTTTGATGTGGAGCGCCTGGCTCTCGCCCCTGTCCGCTTTGTCTCGCGCCATGCGCTTTTGCTGGCGTACCGGGGGTGCCCGACGTGCCCTCTGGCGTTTCTCGTGGTATCGTTGTGGTAGATACTGTCGATAAGAGTACACGACGAGGGAATAGGATGGGTGGCGTATGGTTGCTTACCCTAACGGTGGTATGCGCATGTGGCATGTGGAAAGCGTGGCATTTGCGCGCGAGTATGCGTGTTCTAAGAATGGGAAGCAGCGTGAAGCCGCCGCCCGTAGCGGGTTGACGCCTGTCGCGTATTTGGGTCGCCTCATCTACGACCGGATGTCTTACGTGCGTCGGGCTGCGGCGGAGAACCCGAAAACGCCGGTGGGTGGCCTGATTGCGCACGCTCACGGTATCCTCGCGGGTAAAACGGGTGGGGCGTTGTCTGATGTTGCGGCTGGTAACCCTGCGCTGCCATCCTGGTTTGTGGGGGACGCGGTGACGCGCGCCGTCCAGGAGGCGGAACGCGAGGGGAGAAAATCGGTCCCGTTTTCGGTGTATCGGCTGATCAAGGAAAGCCCGAATCTTCCCGAAGCTGTTATGGTGTGGTTGGTGGAGGGGAGGCGACCGGGGTATGAGCGTGTTGTCGCTAACCTGTCGGCGAGTGCCCGTGTGTTCCGGCTGCTCGCCACTGTTGAGGATTGGGGCGTGCGCTGTGATGTCGCTAACCGGGTTGGCGTGCCGCCTGACGTGCTGGCCGCGCTCGCCTACGATGAGGATAGCCAAGTGCGCGAGACGGCGTTCAGAAACAGCGCGATGCCTGAGCGCGTGTATGATGATGTGATTGTCCGCGACGTGGGCATGTCGGCCGCTGTGTGTGACGCGCTTAAGGGGAGCAAGTCGGTGACCGCGCACATGCTGTCGGTGATGCGGCTTGCTCCACCCTACGTGAACAAGGGTGAGAGGCACGCATTTGAGAGTATGTATACGCGGTCGAAGAAGTTGCTAGAGGAGCGCGGTATTGAAGTGGAGTGACACGGTGACAGACAATGCAGCGAGCGGTGCGGGCGGGGCGCTCGCGCTTGATTTGGACGGCGTACTGTTCGTGTCTCCTGAGCCTGCCGGGGTGGCGGGCGAGTATGCGGATAGGCGCAGGGTGCGGGTGAAGGTTCCCCGTTTGCGTGATGTGTGGGGTATGCGTGTGAGTGAGCCGGTGTGGGTGTCCCCGTCGATGATCGCCGACGTGAACGGTTTGCTCGCGTTGACGGGTGTTCGCTTGGTGCTGGTGTCGTCGTGGGGTGCGGCCGCTGTGGAGGCTGCACGCCAGACGGGCGTGGCAGTGCCTGACGACACTGTGAATGTGTTTGAGGGTCGCACGGTCGGCGCTGTCAACCAGGACGCGAAGCTGGTGGAAGCTCTCGCCTATTTGCGCGGCTGCGCGTCGGGTGGCGAGCGCGTGGTGTGGGTGGACGACTTGCATGTGCCGGGGTTCGTGGAGCATGATGGTATTGTGACGGTTGGCACTCACGAGGACGCGGGTTTGACTGGTCCTATGGTGGAGCGGATGCGCGCATTGTTGGGGTAGTGACTGCGGCCTCTCTCGCTCGGTTTTTGCCGTCGCATGTGAGGAGTTTATGTGTCATGTTGACGCGCAGAAGATGAGCATGGTATATTGGGCGTTGTAAGCTCAACTGGTCGGCTTTTAACGGCTGACAGCGTGAGCTTGCGCGATGGTGACTGTAGTTCAGTTGGTGGAACGCCTGGTTGTGATCCGGGAGGTCGCGGGTTCGAGTCCCGTCAGTCACCCCAATTCTTCTGATGGTGTTGATGGTAGGGTAAGGAAACACCGAACTTGGACCGTTTGGTCCGGTTCGGGGTTTTCCGTTGCTATCGCAGGTAAAAGTGGACATTGCGTGAGGGTGCTGGGTGTTGTTTCGCGCCGGGGTTAGACGACACCGCACGCCACGCGTTTAACCGTGTGGTAGGCTTGTTTTGTGCCCGTCGTACACGCGCAGCCAACACGCCCGCCCGTCCCACACGTGCCGCGTTTTTCCAGTGTCACCAGTCCTCCACGCTCCTTGCAATGCCCGCCCCGTATGCGAAAGCCCCGCCCCTACACGCAGTTAAGTACACAGGGGCGGGACCAGCACGTCAACGAGCTTAGAAGCCTGCATCCTCAGTCGGGTCGTAATCGTCTGCGATCTCGCCCGTCACCGGGTCAACGGTGTCGCCTGCCACGCCGCGCGCCACCATGATCTTGCCGACGATCTCCTCGGCCACATCTGGGTTGTCGCGCAAATACTGGATGGCGGCGTTCTCGCCCTGGCCGAGCTGAGTATCCCCGTAGGAGTACCAGGAGCCGGAACGGCTGATAATACCGTCGTCCTTACCCATTGTGACAATGTCGCCCTCGCGGCTGACCTCGCCCGTGTACAGGAGTACCGTTTCGGCGGTCTTAAACGGTGGCGCAACCTTGTTCTTCACGGTCTTGACTTTCATCTTGTGACCGACGGGCGCAGCGCCAGCGCCCACGCCCTTAATGGTCTCTCCCTTACGCACGTCGATACGAACGGACGCGTAGAACTTCAACGCCTTACCGCCGGTCGTCGTCTCGGGGTTGCCGAAGAAAACGCCGATCTTTTCGCGGAGCTGGTTGATGAAAATGATGGTGGTGCCGGTCTTTGCGGCGGCGCTCGTTAGCTTACGGAGAGCCTGGCTCATAAGCCTGGCCTGCAAGCCCACGTGAGAGTCACCCATCTCGCCCTCGATCTCGGCGCGGGGCACGAGAGCGGCAACAGAGTCAACGACAATGAGGCCAACAGCGCCGGACGCGACGAACATGTCAGTGATTTCGAGAGCCTGCTCACCGTTGTCGGGCTGACTCACGATCAGGTCGTCAACGTTCACGCCGAGCTTGGCAGCCCACGTGGGGTCCAGCGCGTGCTCAGCGTCAACAAACAGCACTTTTTCTCCCATCTTCTGTGCCTGAGCGATACACGACAGGGAGATGGTTGTCTTGCCGGACGATTCGGGGCCGTAAATCTCGATGATGCGGCCCTTGGGGAGGCCGCCAACGCCGAGAGCCACGTCCAGGGCGAGCGATCCGGTGGGGACGACGGGAATCTTCTCGCCCTTGCGGTTGCCCATGTTGAAAACGCTGCCCTTACCGAACTGGCGCTCGACCTTTGCCGTAGCGTCCGCGAGGGCGCGTTCCTTCATGGTCATGCCCGCAGTGTCCGCTGCCGTGTTTTTCTTTGCTCGTGGTGACAAGGTATGTCCTCGTTTCTGCGCGAAGCTACCGCCTATCGTGACTGGAAAGCCCTGCTTTTCGCGCTGTTTTCTGTGCTTCACAACGCGAAACTGATGCCTCCCGCCGTCTTGCGGTAGCGTATTCTTTTGCTTACATGACATAGTATATGCGTATGGTGTTGCCAGGTGCAAAAGCTCACCAACTGTGCGCAGCGCCGCCACGCGTGTTGTGGTATGATAGGTGTTGATAGTAGAAAACGAAAACAGAAAGAGGCCAACAAGTTATGGGTGCGGTCATTGTTCTCACCATTTTCGCGACGCTGGTGTGCGGCGGCGGCGTGTACACGGCTTTCAGCGGTAAGCTAGACGATGGCGTGTCTATGTGATGGTTGATGGTTTCGTTGCTATTGATTGTATAGATGGTATTGGTTACATTTCTTTTGTGGGGTGACGCGTTGGCTAAAAATCAAACCTATAGGGCTTTTGCGGCGCGTCCCTCTCACGTTCTGGACCTAAGTGGCGATCTACTAGATGGTGCGCACGTTTTGGATGGTCTGGCATCTGAGATTCGCGACCTCTCGGCTTACGCAACCTATACGGTTCGTAACGACGTTGAGATTGGGGACGAGCTGGCGCGGGTTACTGCGACGGCTCCTGCTGAGGCTGGCCGCCAGGCAGGCGTTACCATGCCTGATTTCCTGGTGTCGGGTAAGTCTGGTAGGTCGCGTAAAGAGAAGCTGGTCCAGTACAACGTTGTGACCGCTTACCGCTCCTTGCAGGAGCGTGTTAAGGTCGTGAACGGTGAGAGTTCCAAGTACGTGAGCCAAGGCTGGAAGCGCACAGCTAACACTGCTGTACCGTCGTACGGTGAGGACTACGTGAACCTCGGCGCTGTGGATCGGGCTTATGCCGTCATCGAGAACGCCCCGTTTGCCGATGGTGAGATTATCCTCAAAATGGTTATTCGGGGCGCGTGGTATCGGCTGATTTTCAGTTTTGACAACACACGCTTCACAGAGGGCAAAGTCTCCCTGCCGCTCATTAAGGTTGAGGACTGCGCGCCCGTCTTTATCTTCACGGTCGTCACCGATAACCCGGTCGTCCAGTTTTCGGGAGACTATGTTATCGGCGTTGACGTGGGAATCAACAACTACGCCACCGTCGTGGTGCGCGAGGTTGAGACTGTGCGGATAGCGTATGAGACGACGCTCTCCCAGCGCGTACACTCACTGTGGAACAGCGTCCGCGCGTCTGAGGCTCAGGTCCGTCACTTGCGAAAGAAAGCTACGACATTACTGCATGACCGTCAAGCTCGCATGGCGGCTTTGGATGAGGCACAGCTCCACCGCGAGTCCGCATCCCGGAAGAGGCGTGAGCTGGCGATTCTCGCCGCACAAGAGATAGCCGACTTATCCCACATGTGGGGCAACGCGGTTGTGGCGGTAGAAGATTTAAGTTGGGTCATTAACACAGCGCAGCACGGCAGGTGGAACCGTGGTGAGCTTGTGCGTTGGCTCACTCACTATGTGTCGCAGAACGGCGGCTGGGTTGTGGCTGTCAACGCCGCGAACACATCGCAACTGTGCCATAAATGCGGCTCCAAGGTCACGCACCCTACACACAAGCTGTCCGTATGCCACGAGCATGGGGCGATGGACAGGGATGTGAACGCTGCGGCTAACATTGCTGCCCGCGCTGTACCGCGCGTAGTTAAAGCTCGGGTGACGAGGGCGAAAAACCGGAAGCTACAGCCACAAGGGGCACTCAGGACGCCGCCCGCTAGGGTTTCGTTGAAATATCCTGGCAGGGACAGGACGAAAAATAAGCCTACCGAGAAAAGGAAGAACCATCGCCGAACTGTGAGGGAGGTGATTCTTCCTGTATGCCCCGCTAGGGCACAAGCCGCGCGCTTGGAGGTCAGGGTACTAGCGGACCAGGACACACACGGCACCCTGGGGACCGTTCGGGCGGCACTCAAACAAGGGAACAAGATCTACGAATGTAGGTTATGTAGCCCTATTTGATACTCTGCGATCATGCTGTTGTGCAGTGCGATGGTTGGCGCGTGCGCGTTCGCTGGTATCTGGTATCTCGCGGTTGTCTGACGAAAGGAGGAAACGATGGACATGCAGGCGATTACTGACAAGTATTATGAGCTGACTCGCGCGATCTGCGACGCGGAAGTCACCGTCGTTGGTGAGGACGGCGTTGAGAGGCGAGTCGCATACGGTGATCTTCTCGTCAATGGCACAATCGTCATGTGCGGCGACTCCCTATACGCGTACCGTAACAAGTGGGAGTATGGGCCACTGGACGGTTGGTGGGATAACATTGACGACGGCAACCAGGCAAACGTGCACCAGGTGCTCTACTGGTATCATAGGGGCGTTCTCGGAGGAGACGCTTTCCGTATTGTTCGCCAGCCAGAGGTCCGCGACTAAAAGAAGCGTTCCCGTTGAATAACGGTTGAGTAAAGAGACGGAACAGAAAGGCGGCATCGGTGACTATCCTTTTCAGCGACGTGACGGGTATTACGCCCGGTGACGAGGACGCGTATGCGCGCGTTCTTATCGGCTTGTGGCAAGACCCTGGGGCGTGGCAAGATGACGACACGCGGGCTATGCGTCGTTTCCTTGAAGAGCGTCGCGTGCCGGATGTTGCCGCGCAGTGGGTGTACGACAATCTCCCACACACTGACGCCCACAGAGCCGTGTTGTCGCATCCGGGTCTCGGCGAAAAACGCATTACCGAAGCGGCGCGCGTCATCGTATCGGCGATTAAGGTCGGCGGCTCTCAGCGCGACCCTCGCATGGCGCTCTCTAAGGTGTTCGATAACCCGTCTCTCACGCGGGTAGCGATAGACGCTACCCTGAGCGTGGCGAACCTCCTCCCTGATTTCATCGTGTACAGCATGTTGATGGGCGGCGCGCTCACCGGGGATGACGTGCAAGCATTGTGGGGGTCGCGCAGTGAGAAGCGTTCGTACATGGGTTTGGGGCGCGATTTCGTGGAACCCGCCATGCGCGGCGGGTGCGCTCCCGACAGTCTGGTGGACGAATGGCTGAGCCGCGATCTGTATGCGCCTCACGCGGCCGCATACGCCGCGAACGTGAGTGAGGATGACGTTCTCAGGATCGTTCACAGCGTGGATAACCCGTGGCGTGACAGGGCGCTCCTGAACCCGGTCCTGTCGAGTGAGGCGCTGTGGAGTGAAATGAGGCAGCGTCGCGTCCTTGGCGACGGCCTCACGTACGTGTTCGCCAACGAGAGCGCGCACCCTGCTATGCTGGAAGCTGCCGCACGCGACAGCGAGTGCAAGGAGGGGTGGGAGAGTATTGCTGGTAACCCCGTGGCGCCGCGCGCAGCGTTCGAGACTCTGCTGTTCACCGGCAGCAACGACAAGCTGCGCCTGCTACAGAAGTCCGGGCGTAATCCTGGTTTTCCGCCCGCCCTCGTGTGGGACGTGTACCGAGTATTCGACGTGAACGCGGCACTCTGCTTTGCGAACGCGCCACAGGTTTTGTTGCGCGAGATAGCGAACGCTTATGGTGAGATGCAGTATTCGCTAACTAGCATCGGTAGTAATGTTTCCTTCCACTGCAACTGTCCGCCGGATGTGCGCGCTAATTTGGCGTGGCATGATCGCGCGCTGTGGCCGCTTGTTGCTGACGACGCGTATCGTGGCCGTCACGTGAAAGCAAGTGCGCAGGGTGGCGCAACTGCAACGGGTGTTTCTTCACTGTTCCCGTTGTGTGGGTGATGGATTGTAGGCGCGCGGTGATGCGCCTGTTTGTGCTATAATGGCTCACATGAATGGCGATTACAAGAACTTGCTACGGACCATACACGGGGAGCCGACCGTTGGCGGCGACCTGTGGGACACCGTGACGAGCGTCGGCGAGGGCGACGAGGATGCGTATGCGGCTGCCCTCGTAGCGATTGGGCGAGCATATGGTTGTTACTGCGTGGAGGCCGCTGTTAGGGACCAGCGTGCGCCCGGTGTAGTGTTGGATGCGCTGATTGATCGTTTTTCTGCGGATGACCGCTTGCCTCTGCTTATCGCTGGGCACCCGAATGTGACCGCGAACGTGGAACAATATTGTCGGCGGAAAAGGCGCGTAAAGCTCAATGAGTTTCTAGCGGGAAGCCACGGCGTGAGTGACGAGGCGGTGGAGCGGCTGCTCAAATCAAGGGCACACCGAGTCATTGGCGCACTCTTAGGAAACTCGTCACTCAGCGAAGATGCGCTGCGGAGGGCGGAACTGCGGGCGCACAGTATCGGCATGAGTGCGAGGGTAATCGTGTGGGACGGTAGAAGAAACACGTCCATGCCCGTTGACGTTGTAGAATCGTGGCTCGCTTGCTCGGATGAGCAGGTGCGCCTTGATGCACTGGAAAGCCCGGCCGCGCCGCGCAACATACTGTGGGAACACCTCACGAAAGATGTGAACTTTGCTGAGGAATCGTCTGCTGGGTACAACGTTTTCGCCTACGAGTCCAACGCTGACGGCGACATGATCGACTGGTTCCTCACCCGGTGGGAGAAACAGGCACGCGATGAACTGTACAAGGCAACGCGGCGGCGGTGGGTGGCGGAGGCTGCGTTGTTGCATCCTCGCGCGCGTGCTACAACTCTGGAACGATTGTACGCGCGCTACGGAGCTGTTAGCTGGTGGCTACGCTCAACCGTGGCGAAAGCGCCGTCATGCCCTGACTGGGTGCGACAGGATGCGGCGCGTAGGCTCGCGGTCGAAGATGGTGCGCTCATGATGAGAACGGGTTATCCGGGCGCGTCGCCTGAGAGCGTGCGAGCGCTCTACGAGTGCGGGTATTTGACGGTTGTCGCAGGTTGTGAGAACGCTCCCGGCGACCTATTGGCTGAGGTTTTGGAATCGAAGCTGCGGAAGGTGGTAGAGGATCAGGGCGGCGGCGCGAACGGTGCCCCGCGTTTTACGGCGAACGACGTGATTGTCACATTGTCACACGATAACATGCCAGTGGACGTGAGGCGCGAGTGTGCTCGGCGGCTCCCAGAGGTGTTGTGGCTTGTCGCCCGGGATGGTTTCCTGGGGCGCGCCTGACCCAAAAAGTAGTGGGAGGGGGGAGTGCTGGTGTTTGCGCGCTAACGCCTCGCGTTTCTCTGTTTGGTGTCCGGCGGCGTGTTTTCGGGCCTTTGGTCCCTGGACTAGGGGCGCTATTTTGGGGTTTGTGGGCGCGGGTCGTGCAGCTTGCGCCCGCCGTAGTGTCAATTTGAGGTGTGCGGCTCCCGCAGTCCGTTTTGGTTGTGGGGGCTGCCTTGTTTGTTCGGGAGGGAACAATGGCAAAGATGGTTAACGTCAACGCTGAAGCAGCCGGTGGAGAAGCCGTAGTGGGCGCCCCGGCTGGCGGCGCAGCGGTTGAAACGGTGAGCGCGGCGGTTAACGAGAATACGGTCAGCGGCCGTGAGGACGGTTTGCCCGCGCCGCTCATTACCCCTACCGGCGATAATGCTGGCGGCAACGCTGGCGGGGAGACGATTGAACAGCGCCTCGGTGGCCTGTTTGGTGGGGATGAGACGAAAACGAAAGAGAACGCGAACAAGGATGCGCGCCTGTTCTCTACGTTCCGCGACCTGGAAGCCGGTGAGGTCAGCCGCTATTACGCGCTCAAGCAGCTCCCTGAGCGGGTGAGCGGAGCGCACGTGAGCGGCGACATTCACTTCCACGATTTGGACTACACGGTGCCGGGCGGCATGTTCAACTGTATGCTCGTGGACCTGCCGTTCATTCTCTCCCGCGAGGACTTCCCCATCGGTAACACGCGCGTCAAGCACGTGCGCAGCGTCGAAACCGCGACAGACCTGATCCCGCAGATCGCAGCGCAGGTCAGTGTCGGCCAGTACGGCGGACAGACCTACAGTAAGCTTGATGAGGTGTTGGAGCCTTACGTCATGTACACGTACCGTCGCGAGCTGGCGCGCGCCCTCGAACACGCGACACGCGTCGCAGCCGAGACGGGCGCCCCGGGCGTGGAACCATTGGACAAGAGTGTCGCTCTCATGGTCGCGTCCGGCGAGCGCGACCGCATGGCCGTCGGCGTCAACCAGAAACTGTGGGACATGAGTGTCACCGAAGCCAAAAAGCGTACAGAAAGCATCGTGTATGACAGCATGGAGGGCGTAGAATACGCGCTGAACACTGTGCAGGGTAACGGCCAGACCCCGTTCGTCACCATCAGTTTCGGCCTGTCTACGTCGTGGGCTGGCCGCGTCGTCCAGAAAGCCATCCTGAAAGTGCGCATTAACGGGTACGGTGCGCGCAGCAAGACCCCCGTGTTCCCGAAGCTCGTGTACATGCTGAAAGAGGGCGTGAACATGCGTAAGGGTGACCCGAACTATGACGTGAAGCGCCTCGCCTTGTATTGCGCGTCCAAGCGCATCTACCCCGATTTCCAGTCGGTCGATAACACGGTGCGCGACCTCGGATTCAACCCCACCAGTATGGGGTGTTTCGCGGGCGACCACACTGTGCGCGTGCGCATGGGCGGTGACGGCGACTACGAATCGTGGACGGGTGAGAAGCTGTGGGAGTGGGCGGCAGGCCAGTACGGTGCCCGCAAGCAGTCTAACGGTGTGGATGAGTACGTGGATGTCCCCTCCGGTGACCTCACTGTGGCTGACTCGCATACCGGCACTGAACGGGGCGCTCGCGTGTTGCGGCTCGTGAAGAACTACAGCAACGTGTGGGTGCGCGTTAAGGTGGTGCCGGAAACCGAGTCGAACATGAGTGAGCGCAAGATTGTTCTCACGCTCACGGACGATCACCCGCTGCCCGTGCAAGGTAAGGGTCGCTTGTACGCCGGGAGTCTCGTGCCGGGCGACCGTCTCACGTCCGCGTCTGGGGAAACGCTGCGTGTCACGTCGGTTACCGGGTGCGCGCACGATGGTCCATCGTATGATTTGACGACGGACACGGACTACTTTGACCTGGAAGGTGTCGTGTCCCACAACTGCCGCTCTTTCCTGTCCTACTACGAGAACCCGGAAACCGGGGAGCCGGTAGAGTACGGGCGCTTCAACGTAGGTGTGGTGACGTTGAACCTGCCGCGTATCGCCATGCAAACCGAGAACACGGAAGAGTTCATGCGTTTGCTGGATGCGCGCGCTGAGATTGTGCGCGAGGCGTTGGATTGGCGTTTCGACCAGGTGCGCGGCGCGACCGCCAGCCAATCCCCCATCCACTACGTGACGGGTGCTGCCGGTGTGGCTTTGTCGCCGTCCGAGAAGGTGGGTGATCTCGTGGAGGGCGGTTACGCGACCGCGAGCATGGGGTATATCGGCGTGTATGAGGCGACCGCGAGGTTCTACGGTGGCGACTGGTACAGTAACCGTGAGGCCGTCGAGTTCAGCGTGAGCATTGTGCGCAGGTTGGATGAGTTGGCGCGCTCGTGGAAGGCAGAAAACGGGCGCGGCTATGGCGTGTACGGTACGCCGAGTGAGAGCTTGTGTGACCGTTTCGCCCGCCTGGACACGCGCCTGTTTGGCGAGGTGGAGGACATTACGAGCAAGGGCTACTATCAGAATAGTTTTCACGTGGACGTGCGTAAGAACATGAGTCCGTTTGAGAAGTGGCGTGTGGAGGCTCAGTATTTGCCGTACACGACGGGCGGCGCGATTGATTACGTGGAGACGGAAACGCTGTTGAAGAACCCGGACGCGTTGGAGGCTATCGTGGATGCCGCTGTGGCGTCGGGGGTGCGGTATTTTGGTGTGAACCAGCCGGTGAGCCAGTGCTTCGAGTGCGGTTATTCGGGTGAGTTCGCGGCTGACGTGCGTGGTTTCTACTGCCCGGAGTGTGGGGAGCGTGACGAGGAGAAGATTAGCGTGGTGCGCAGGGTGTGCGGCTATTTGGGGTCTTTCGCTGACCGTCCCGTGGTGGAGGGGAAGCGGAAGGAGATTGTTGCCCGCGTGAAGCATTTGCGTGTCGGTGACGCGGCGGACGCGGCCGGTGTTGCTGACGGGGTGTCGCCGTCCGTGTGAACACCTCTGCCACATGAAGGCCCGGGTGCTGTCCGCCGCGAGCGCTTTGGCTCAAACGTTGTCGGGGTGACTGTTGTGGTTGCCGTGGCGGCGTGAGCACGTGAGGCTGGTCGGCACGTGGCGGTGTGAAAACGAGTAGGGCACCCCACGGGAGTGGACGCGAGTGAACGCGCACACCCGTGGGGTGCCCTCTTTCCTATTTGACTGTACCGCAACAGTCACGAGTGAGAGTCGCGACTGTCTCCCACAAACCGCTGTCGCATCGCCGTGGGCGCTGTCGCTGTTAGAGTTCTGCGCTCATGCGCGCGGCGGCGTAGTCAATGAGGTGCCCTACTGTGGTGATTGTGTTCCTCCACACCTCTGGGCTTATGACGATTACGGGTATTCCTCCGCTACTGGTGGGGGTTTGCATCGTGTCGATGAGTGCGGCTAGATCCTGGTGGGGGAGCGCCCTCTTGTCCATGAGCGTGAGGCAGAGGTAAGCGTGTGCGCGCCTCGCCGCCGCTTCGGCTTCACTGTCGCCATGTTCTTCTGCCCGCGCGATGGTGTCTCGCCACCGCCGCGCCGCTTCGCACACGCTGTTTGTGTCGGCGTTCACGAAAAAGATTACGACGTCCTCGATGGCCGCCCCTGCGGCGGCTTCGCCGCGCAGTAGCTTGTCCCCCAGCCTGGTGAAGGCGGTTTCCCGCTCGTCTGGCGCTCGCATAATGTGGTCGGCGATACTTTGATGGTGCAGGAATGGGAGGGAGCGCGTGACGCGTTTCGTGTCACGCTCGCCGATAGGCGTTGTTCTAGCGAGGATGACGCTGGCCGCATGTTCCATGATGGTCAGCGAGTTCGCATACTCAGTGTCGTCGCCCTCTCCCAAGTTTTCGATAACGAGTTCGAGTGTCATCGACGCATATTCGGCGGTGAGGGGCGCTAGAGAGTCGAGAACCATCCCGGTAAACGCCGCGTTATCGAACACACTCTGGTTGATGGGTTGCATATCCCATTGTAGCTTGCTGATGGTTTCGGTGAGAATAGCGCCTGTCAGCTCGTCGCAGTCGTCGTCTCGTGGTTTTAACGCTTCGGTGAGTGCTTCCCACATGTGCGCGTAGTCGCCTTTACGGTACGCGTCCGCGACGATTTCGGCGCACGCTACCACATGCTCGTCATCGTCGGGCGGGAACGGAAGATGGGCGGTGTACTCCGGCTCGTCGTAAAATGAGAAGCTTGCCGCTATCTCGGCGTTGTACTTGTCACGCATCCGCTTAATGCGTTCTTTGTACTGGTTCACTGTCACTCTCTTATCGTGTCGCTGTCAGCCCATGTGGCGTGCCGCGTAGTCAATGACCTGTTCACCTGTACTCAGCATTTCGCCGAGTCGGCTGTTGTTGTCGCGCACGTACAGGCTAATGGGTAGCGCGTCCTCGCCGTCGTACCATGTGCTCTGTTCGCTGCCGAGCGTCACGGTTTCAATGAGGATACTCAGCATGTCGGGGGTGAGCGCATCCCGCCCCATGAGCACGGAGCACGTGATGGCGTGCGCGGTCCTGGCTTGCGCGGCACCGTTCTTGTCGCCCTCGTCCTCACGCTGTTCAGCCAAGTGCCCCCAATAGTGGGCGACGCGGGCGAGTGTGTCTGTGTCGTGTGCGTCCAGCCCGTAAGCGTGGCCGTGCGCGGCTGTGCGTTGACGGCGCGTGAGGGTGAGCATTTCGCCGCTGAACGCCAATGCGTCGTCTCCATCCTCGCGGTCGGCGGTGGCTGCTTCTGTGATGTAGTGTCCGGCGAGCCGCGTTGCCGTGTCGGGGTTGTCGGCTGCGAACACGGTTATGTTGCTCGCGCCGCGTCGGATAGTGTCTGCCGCGTAGTAGAGTACGCCGCGAGCAAGCCGGTCCACGGCGTTATCGTCGTTCGAGTACTGGAAGATGTATTCGAGGGGTGTGCGCGCCATGTCGCCCGTGTTGGATGCGCTCACGGAGACGAGTTCACGGAACCCGTCGCAGGCGAACAGTTCACTGTCGGTGAGTTTGCGTGCTGCGCTACTGCCGATGGTGTTGGTGAGTGGTGCGGCGCACGCGTTCTTGCCGTTGTCGGTGCGCGTGGTGAGCATGTTGGCGAGTTCACGCCAGAACGCGTTAGCGCCGCCGTTGGTGAGCGTGTTTTCTAGGCGCTCGGCGTGGGCTTCTGCGTCGATCTGGCCCATCGTGTTGTTGTTCACGACAACTCACTTTCTCTTTCCATTACACGGGTGGTATGTTTTGTCTTTTCGTTCTCATTGTAGCACACGCGCGGCACGTTTGCGAGTCGTTTCGCCGTTTACCGTGCTACCGCGTGTGGCCGGACGATGGTTTACTGCGCTTCCATGCGGCCAGCGGCATAGTCGATGAGTTCGCCTACGCCGTCGATAAAGAACCACGTCTCACCAGTGGGATGCCAGTCGAGTGTTTCCACGCTGATACACGTCACGCGCCCATCAGCCTCCTCCCTTGTTTGCAGGGTGTCGATCAGGGCGGCAAGGTCATCGTGTGGGAGCGCCCCGGCGTGCAGGAGCGTGAGCGCCGCGTGCGAGTGCGCTTGGCGCGCCACCATTTCGCGCCTACGGCTACCCGCCTGTTCCGCGCTGTGGATTGTGACGCGCCACCGTGAGGCCACGTCGGCGATTTTCTGTGCCTCTTCTGGCGTTGGCGCGTAGTGTCGCCTGTAACTGATGGTGCGCCCAGGCTTTGCTTCGTCGTCCAGTAGTTGCCCGCCCACATCGGTGAGAGCGTTTTCTGCGCTGTGAGGTGCTGCAACGGCGTATTGTTCAATGTAGTGGTGGCACGTGTATGGGAGATTCAGCGTGAGAGCTTCGAGCGCGTGAGAACTGATGGTGCGGTTGATGGCAAGGAGGGCGTTTGCTACCGCGTTGACGATGGCCCGGTGGTTGTCTCGTGTCAACCCTGTTTCGTCACACGCCGATTCAGTGAGGAGCCGCAGGAGTGTGGGCATGGGAGTGGAGCCGATTCCGCACGAGTCGGTGACCATCGCCTCAAACGCGTGGTTGTTGAACGCGTCAGGGTTGATGGGGTTACGGTGCCACCGTAGCCGACTGGTGACAGTTTTGCGCAGGATGGCGCTTGTGAGGTCGCTGTGATAGTCGCCACCGCTATTTCGTGTGGCTTCAGCGAACGCCTCCCACATGTGCGGGTAGTCTCCCGCGCGGTATGCGTCGTAGACCGCCTCTGCGCAGTGGTCAATGTGAAGCCCAGTTATGTGCTTGTATTGCAGGCTTCTCTTCAAGCCGCGTCCGCTCTGCTGATTGAAGGCGGAGCATAGCCCGTTGTAGTTTTCACGCATCCGCTTGATGCGCTCCACGTATTCGTTGACCGCTTGGTTTCCTCTTTCCTCTTGTACGCCCGCTTACTCGCGTGCGCGACGACACTTGATTATACCACTTGTCGGCGTTGTTGCGTCGCGTTATCGTGGGCGTTCTGTCCCGCTCATGCGCTGAGCAACATAGTCGATAAGGGTTTCCACGCTGTTGACGGACTCGTGAGGGTACCGTGGGTCACAAAAGGTGAGTGTGAGGGTACGGGCATCCTTACCAGCATCGCGCGCCTGTTCTTGCTCGTTGAACATGTCCATGAGCGCCGCCAGGTCGCCTGTTGCGATTGTGCCCCGGTAGGCGAAGAGAGTCGAAGCGATGGCCGTGTGGGCGTACCGCGCCTCACGATGCTCGGGCGCGTCCACGTCCGTGCTGTCAATGATGCCGCGCCACCGCTCGGCTGCCACGGTGAGCGCGTCGGTGCTGCACGTGTCGAGCTGGTATGATCCTGCCGTGAGCGAGCGCAGTATGAGTCCGTTGGTGTCTTTCCAGATGATGAGGCGACCCAGCGTCGCCGCGTTGCTGTCGGCGAACATGAAGTATTCGCAGACGCACGTGTTGGTGAATATGCTGTGCTCCGTGGGGATAAGCGAGTGCGGTTTGCTCACTTTGCTCATGTTTTCAAGGATGACGCGCGCCGCGTTCTCAACGATGCTACGCATGAGGGTTTTCATTGTCTCGCGCCTGTCGAGAGCCTTCTCTGTGAGTGTTTCGCTTTCTTCGCTGAGCTTCTTGATGAGGCCGTGGAGCGTCGTGCTCTGGTCGTAGATTGCGCCGTCAGCCAGTGTGGATGCTGCTTTGCGGAACGCGCCACAGTCGTAGAGGCTATCCCCCATGAGCGCCATAGCGTCCCAGTCGGCGTGGTCAATGAGCCTCCCGATGTTGGTGTCGCCGTTAGTGAGCATGAAACTGTAGGAGAGGGCGTACATGATAGCGCTCCAAAGCGTCTGCGCGTCGCCTTGTTGGATGGCGTTGTTGACCGTGTTCACGCACGCCTGGTGGTGACGTTTCCTCGCATCATTGAGTCGATTTACAGCTTGCTCGTGCTCTTGGTATGTGGGGTGCGTCTGGTCGTAGTAGCCGCGTTTGTCTGTGGGGCAGTCGCGTTCGACCGCGAGCGATGTCTGCGTCCACGCGTCGTACGCTTTGCACGCCTCCTGGTATGTGTCGTTAATGGAGAAAAAGGTGTCGCGCACTAGCTTCTCTGGCTCGGACGTAAAGGCGCTTGCATATTGCGTGGTCATTGGCTCGGCCGTCCTCTCTGTTTGCCGTGTCTTGTTCTCATTGTAACACATCGGCGTGAGGTTAGCTGACGGACATGCGCGCCCCAGCGTAGTCGATGAGTTGTTCCACCGTCGTGATCGGGTGTGAGGGGGCTTCCGGGATGTGGAACCCGATGCGGCGCATGTTTCTGTCGGGGTGCGCGTCCTCGTGTTCCTGGAATGTGTCGATGAGGGTCGCCAAGTCGTCTGCTGTGATCGTGTTGTGGTAGACGAGGAGCGTCACAGTAATCATCATGTGCGCGTACTGCGCCACATGCGACTGAGCGCCACTTTCGCTTCTGTTAATGATGCTGCGCCACTTGGCGGCCGACTGCGTGAGGTCACCTGTATCCTGCGTGGTGAGGAAGTAGCGACCTGCATCAATGACGAGCGATCCGGCGTTGTCCGCGTCGCTTGCGATGACGAGGCTGCCGATCTTGCTTGCGTCACTGTCGGCGTCATCTGCCGTTAGGAGGTATGCGCGGGCGCACAAGTCAGCAAACGCCGTTCCCCCAGTTGCGGCACTATGCGCGTTGGCATCGCTGTTGATGATGGCAGTTGCAGCGTGTTCAACGATGCGTGTTGCGAGAATGTGGCCGGTTTCAATTTTTTCGTGGAAACTGCTGACGAGGTGTTCGAGGATTTTAATGAGTGTTTTACTGCGGCTTAACGTGTGGTTGTTTGTGAGGTCTATGGCTAATGCCCTGAACGTGTCGCAGTCGCAGAGTTTGTCGCCAGCCGCTTCTGCCAGCACCCAGTCAATGCCGTCGTAGGGGGTCATTTTGCCGGGCTGTGTCGTGGAATAGGAGGTAAAGTAAGCGAGTGTTTGCCAGAATGTTTCCGCGTCACCTCGCTTCACAGCTCCCCTGGCGGTCGTGAGGTATTCGACGTAGTAGTTGCGTTGAGAGTCTTTCAGTTCTGCGAGTGCGCGCTTATAAGTCTGGTATGTCGGGTGCCATGTGTCGTAGCCGCATTTATTGCCCCGGTCTCTCGGGCAGTGTCGTTCAACGACGGAGAGTGCGTCTGACGCTTTTTTGTCGGCGAGACGCATCGCGCTTCGCGCAGCTTTGAGAGCGTCGAGCGCGTTGCTCACCCGCGCTGTCTCGCGTGTTTCCGTGTTGACGTTCACTGTTCTTCTCCCTGGTGGTTACTGTTGGCTTTGTGTTTCTGTGTTGCTTTGTGTGGCTTTTATTGTAACACGGTGTGGGCTGCTAGTCGATGCTCATGCGCGTGGCTGCAAAGTCGATGAGCTTGTCCACGTTGATCGTGGGGAACGCCAGGGTGTTGTACATCACTCGGTTGTCGCCCACGTGCATGGTGCGGCAGTAGTTGCCCTTCTTGGTGCGCACCCGCATGAGTTTTTGCTCTTGGAATGTGTCGATGAGGGCGGCGAGGTCGCTGGGGGCGAGTTCACCGCGTTCTAGGAGGCTGCTGGCGAGCATCATGTGAGCGCAGCGTGCCGCAACCTCGCGCTTCGTGTCGCCTTGTTCTTCCGCCTCTTGGATGGTTTGTCGCCACCGCTTCGCCGCTTCTGTGACGCTGCCGCATAGCGCGCGGACGACGCCGTAGTTCGCGGGGTACACGCTGTACTTTGTTTCCGTGTTCCCTGTGAAGATGATGCGTCCTACTTGTGTGAGGGTGGGGAGGTCGCGGGCGTGGTCTCCTGCGAGATATGCACTCACGGCGAGGTTGGAAATTCTGTTTGAGTAGCGTCGGGGGTGTTCCGCGAGCGTTGCGAGGTTACCGCTGGCGGTCAGCTCTTTAGTAGCGTGTTCTCCGATTGTGGCAGCGTTCAGTCCTGCCCTCGTTTTGCCCTTGTTGGCGTTGCCGGTCAGGTGGTCGAGGAGAAGCCATACGCCCGCTGGTATTCCCGGTGTCTGTGTGCTGGCCGCGTCGTCGTGAACTGCGCGAGCAAACGCCTCACAGTCAAAACAGGCGGCGTCAATAGGCTGCTCGTTCCATCCGGCTATGCTGATAAAATGGCTGATGATGGCGTTGGTGATTGTGCCTGAGACGCACATGTCGTTGCGCGTGGCTTTTGAGAGCGCCCGCCACATGCCCGTGTAGTCGCCCGCACGGTACGCTTGCGCGATGATGCGGCTGCACGTTCTCGCGTGAGCCGCCTCTATACTCTCCATCTTGTATGTGCCGTGCCCGCCGCGCAGGTACTCGCGTTGGTATGCGGCTCGCTCGGCGGTGATCGCGTTCACGTAGTCGCCGCTCATGGTGTTACTCGTCATCTTGTTCTCTCGCTTCCTGCCCCTGTTATTTGCGGCCCGTTTCCATGCGCGACGCGGCCATGTCGATTAGCTCATCCACTTTGATGATGTCCGTGTAAATGTCGAGGACGTTGGTGCCGCTCGCGTTCCTGTCGCGGATGCGCATGTTGCGCGGCTCCATACTGCCACCGAAAAGTAGCGTTCTCACTTTCATGAGGCTTGTCGCCTCAAATGTGTCAATGAGGGCAGCGAGGTCGTCTGCTGGGAGCACGCCACGTTCCATGAGCGCGCCACAGAGTTTCATGTGGGCGCACCTCGCTTCGATCTCGCGCACCTCATCCCCGTTTGTTTCTGCGTCGCTGATGATGGAGCGCCACCTGGCGGCCGCGCCCTGCACGTCACCACATAGCGCGTAAACGATACCGTAGCTCGCCGAAGTTACCATAAAGTTGCCGGTTGTTTCGTGAAAGTTCTTGCGGCCTATGCGGGAGAGGATATTGTCATCGCTGTTGTCCGCGCCCGCCAGGTACGCGTGCTCGGCGAGTCCGGTTGGGGCGCATAATTTCAGGGCGTTGTTTATCAGTTCTTCATCGTTGGTGACGGTATTGGCGAGTTCTTCCATGATGCGGCTACCGAGCGCCACGGCGTTACGCGCAGCTGTGAAGCTGGGGTTGCTCGTTTTTAGCGCGTTAAAGTCTCCCCAGTCGTAAAGGCGGCCAAACAGGCGATGCACGCCGTTCGGGTGATCGTCGCTGTTTTTAATGGTGTCGCGGGCGACGGCGCGCATGAATGACGTGTCGTGTAGAGCACCGTCGCTAATATCGTGGTCGAGCAGCCCGGTCAGTATGATGGTTTGTTCGATAATTTGGAAGGCCGCGTTTTTATAGTAGATGAAGTTGTCGGTGTGCGTGGCGTTGGAGAGCGCTTGCCAGAAACCGTCGTAGTCGCCGTCGTGGTAGGCTTATGCGATGATCGGCGCGCACGCGTCCACGTAACGCGCTTGCGCGTCCTCGAACGCTTGCGTGGGGTTCATGAGTGCGCCGTCTGCTGAGCGTGCGGTTATGCGCCCATTGCGGATGGCTTTTTTCTCTTGCCGGTATTTCGCGCGTTCGTCGGTGACGGCTTGTGCGTACCTCATTTTCTCTGCGCTCCCCTCTCCTCTTGCTTGTTTTCGTCTTGCTGCGCGCTTGTCGGACGCGCACACGTGCCGTGTGCTCTCTTTCCTTACGTGTTATGGTATCATGTTTCCGTGTTGGCCGCGCGTCAAGCGTGAGCGTGTGCTATGATGTGTTTTGTTGCAAAAAGATGACACCAACCAAGAGGAGATACGAGAGATGACCGCCGAACAGAACAAGGGTGCCGCCACTGAGGGAAAGAATACCCCGTTCCTGCCCAAGGGTATGGATAAGAGTGTGTCCTACCGCGCTGTGAGGGGGCAGTTTAATGACCCGACGGGCACGCCGGTAGTGCTCATCTCTCAGCCTGGCCAGGGTAAGACGGCGGTCGTGTACGCGCTCGCCGCCGAACACGACTATGAAGTAATTACGGTTGTTGGTTCGCAGAAGGACCGCACCGACATTACTGGGTTGCCTACCCTCGTTAATTTCACGGTGACGCGCCCGGACGGCACCGTGGATGAGGTGCGCCAGGTGGAGTACGCGGTCGAAAAGTGGCAGCGTATCGTCATGGAGCGCAAGCGCGTTGTCGTGTTCCTGGATGAGCTGAACACGGCTCCCCCGGATGTCGTGTCCTCGATGCTCACTATTTTGGCCGACCGGCGCTTCCCGAACGGGGAGACCATGCCGGAGGAGACCGTCATCCTGGGCGCTATGAATGATCGTGATACCGGCTCAGAGTATCATGATATGGCTCCGGCTCTCGCGAACCGTCTGTGCCTCGTCGGCTATCACATTCCGCTGGGCGCGTGGCTGGATGGTGTGCGCCGCGCGTGGGGTAAGACCGTCGGCGAGCGCGAACAGTGGATGCGCCGCGCGGTCGCGGACTTCGTGGACGAAAACCCCGGCTACGCTAATATGCCCAACGATCCGATGGGCGAAGCCGTTAACGCGGCGCAGTTTGGGTTCGCGTCTGGCCTGGCTAACGACATGGTTGCCGCGCACGCGTTCCCGTCATACCGTTCGTGGGATCGCCTCGCCACCAAGCTCGCCCACACGTCCCTCCTGGACGATGGCAGCCCGGACACTGAGCTAGAGCACGTGTATGCGGGCGGCATGATTGGCTTCAAGGCGGCTTTCGCGTTCCGTGAGTTCCTGGCGCGCCGCCGCGAAGCTGAGAAAACGTTTGACGCTCGCCAGTTCATTAACGACGCGTTCACTATTGGCGACGACGGGGAGCCGGTCGCTAACCCTGACGCGCTGAGTGAGTGGCCGCGTATTGTCGGTGAGGATGGCGCGGACAATCGTCTCGCGGTCGCTAGGGAAGCTGGTCGCCTCGCGGTCGATGACGTGGAAGAAACCCACGTAACTGCTGAGGAACTGCGCAACATTATGCTCCTGTTGCCTGTCCTGTCAGGTGACGAAGAGGTGCCGGGCATGGGCGTGAAGCTGGATAGTAGCGCCCTCGCGTCACTCGGCAAGAGTGTCAGTGAGGTGTTTACGGAGACCCAGAAGCACGCCTACGCGTTGACGGCTGGTGACGCTGAGGGTAGGGTGAAGCGCCGTATGGTGGTGAACGCGCTCACTCGCGCGCTCGCGTGCCCGCATATTTCGGACGCGAAGAACATGAAGGCGGCATCCAGGGCCGCGTGACGTTGGCAGCTGGGCGCGGCGTGGGGTAACTCGTACACGATGAGCAGCCCCACGCCTCTGCGCACAGCGCTCGTCTCGCCTCACGCGTTTGCTGATTGAGGACTGGCGTGACCGCGACATGCGGTAGCGGCGTTTGACGATAGGGCGGTGCGCGCGGAAGCGCGCTTGTTTTGCGCACGGATTTGCTGTGGCACCCTTGCCTGTGCGCGTGCTATAATGGTGTCCTGTTGAATATGATGGATGATGTGAACAAGGGAGAGTGCTCGCTATGGCGACTACGAGGGAAGTTCTAGCGCGGGAAGCTAAGGAAGCCGAGGCGTGGGCGAAAGAGAACGCCCGCAGCATGGCTGAGCAGGGTTCCAGGTATCGCCGCCTGTCCCCGTGGGAAGGCAGCGTATGGAGCAAGACCATCGAGTCTTTGCTTCTCCCGAAGGATAAGGGCGGCTACGGCTTGTACCCGCTGTCCCCTATCTTCGCTCTCCTCATGCCGTTCGTGGACATTACGTGCGAGACCGCGTACACGGACGTGCGCGCCCGCGTAGGGCTGGGGTTGCAGTTCTTCTACAAGTGGGATAACCGTTTGAGGGCGTTCGCTCTCGCCCACGAAGCGCTGCACGTGGCGAACCGTCATTTTCAGCGCGCCGACGAGTGCGGTAAGACGTTCGAGCACGCGCACCGCATGATGAACCTTGCGGGCGACATGGAAATTAACGAGCTTCTTCTGGATATGGGTGTCGCCCATAGTGAGGATGAGGATACGTTTGTGTTCCCGTCAAAGTGGGGGTATGAGCGGTCGCGCACGATGGAGGAATACCTCGCGTCCCTGTCTCTGGACCGGGATAAGTTGGAGGAATTGGCTCGCATGTTGGAAGAGTTGCAGAATCGCTATAGCGACGGCAAGGCCGACAACGGCGGTTCCGGCGAGGGCCAGTCGGGCGATTCTGACGATTCCGGTTCTGACGGCGACGGCTCCAATGGCGGCGAGTCCGATAAGTCGGGTGGCGGGCAGTCCAACGGCGGCGAGTCTGGCACCTCCGGTGGTACGCAGTCCGGCGAGGGCGAGCCTGGTTCCGGTTCCCAGGGGGATGGTGGTTCTTGTTCTTCTGGTTCTGATGGCGAGGGTTCCAATGGTGGCGCACAGTCGGGTTCTCAGGGTAGCGGTAACGGTTCTGGCGGCGAGTCGGGCGATGGTTCTTCTGGTTCCGGCCACGGCGGCACTGGTTCCGCTAACGAAAGCGCTGACCCCGGCCAGGGTGGCGGTTCTGGCTCCTCCGGTTCTGGCGGTGAAGGCTCCAAGGGCGGCGGCTCCCAGTCGGGTGACGCGGACTCTCAGGGCGAGAATGGTTCCGAGGGCGACGGTAAGGGCGATTGGACCAGTCAGTATGTGCGCGCGAACGTTGGACACGCGTGCGGGTCGCGCAGCAACAGTGAGGATGATCGCGAAGGTGAACGCATCGAAGGCGAGACCGGGGTGCGTGGCCGCGCAATGGCTGACGTTGAGGGCGCTCGCCAAGACGCTGAGGCGCTGGTGCGTGAAGCCGCCGACGGCAGTAACAGCATGGGTAGCGGCGCGGGAGACTCGTGGGTGAGGCTACTTGCCCGCATGGCTCCGCCGCGCGTGAACTGGCAGAGCGTGCTGGCTGGCGTGGTGGGTCGTTCTATGGCGTCGCGCGTTCGCGGGAACAGGTATGCGACGTACAAGCGCCCGAATCGTCGCCGTCAGGGCGGTGAGTTCGTTTGGCCGTCGCGTGAGGATAACAAGCCGACGGTGCATGTTGCGGTGGACACGTCGGGGAGCATGGGTAGGGATGATTACGCGCACGCTGTGGCTGAGATTGAAGGTATTTTGCGCGCGTCAGCGTCGGGTGCGGCTATCGGCTTCTACGGTGTTGACACGCAGATGAGCGAGCGTCCGCGTATGGTGTCTCATGTTCGTGACCTGAAAGCGTTTGGTGGCGGCGGCACAGATATGGCTGTCCCGTATGAGTGGATGGCTGGCGAGTGGGCGGCTGGCGGTAAGCGTCGTCGCGAGTTGCCGGATGTTCATGTTCTGGTGACGGATGGTTGGGTTGATTGGGGTGAGACGCTGAGGGCGGCGGCTGCGTGTCGCCAGTTCACGCGGATGGTGATTGTTGTCACTAGCGTGGGTGAGTCGCGTCAGGTTATTGACGATGGGCGTGCCGCTGGCGTGAGCGTGGTGTTCGTGAACGGGTGACGTGAGCGTCACGGCGTGCCCGTCGTAGTCGAGTTTGGGCGTTGCGTGGTCGGGCGTGGGGCGCGTTTGCTGCCGGTTTGGTGGCGGCCGCGCCCCACAAGCTTTTGCGTCCCCGTTTTCTTTCCGGCGGCTGTTACCCATCACGTCTGCGCCTCGCGTTTTGACGTTCTCCCGTGTGGGTGGCGTGGCGGGCGCGCATAAACCGCTATTGGTGTGTCGTTCGCGCGTTCCTAACATGTGAAGGGGTTTGTGGTGGCCGGATTGTCCCGTAGTGAGAGGGAAGCAAAAATGCGTGGTATTGCCATCCGCGCAGAGTACGCTGCGTTCATGGGTGAGTGTGAGCGTTTGGGTGTGAGCGTGGGTGGTAACGCCGAAAACAAGTACATGGTGTTCAGGCGCACACTGGTCCGCGACGACGCGGCACTGCGCGGTGGCGATGGTCTCGGCGGCGAGGGTGGCATGGTTGACCTGCGGTATGGCGCGGACGTGGCGCTCGTGTGCGCGCGGATGGTTCAGGCATGTTTCCGCGAGAGTGTAGCGCCGTCAGTGTTTGCGGGTATGTCGCCGTTGGGTGTTCTTATGTTTTTGGGGTTGGATGGACAGTGTAAGGACGATCCTGGTGCGGATGCGCTTGCTGCTGGCGCGTGTGGTGACTTGGCGCTTAACGGTGTGAAGTGAAGCGCGGTCGCGCGGCCACTGTCGCGTGTGCGCTGTGTCGCGCCGTCTGGTTGACTGTCTCGTCGCCTCTGGCTCCTCGTGTCGCTGTCGTTGCGTGAGCGCCCCTCGTTCCGCCCTATATGCGCCGGTTATCCGTATCGCCGTCGATGCGGTGCCTGTGCGCGCTTCTCGCGGGCGAACACGTCGTCAACCCACTCCGATAGGGTACGCATGTTTTGAGGCCGTTAAAACGCGTTCCAGAGTTTCGCTTGTCGAGCGCCGGATACAGTAAAGGGGCACCCCCACACACCGAAAGTTTCGGAATGAGGGTGCACCACAAGCGAGCGCCACGCGAGGGCGGCACTCGCCACGGTCACGTGGTCACTACTGTTCCCACTCGGGGTACGCGACACCGATCTCCCACATGTACTGGTCGTAGGCCGCCTTCATCACGCACGTTGACCACTCGTTCAATTCCGCGTCGTCCTCTGCGAGCGCAAGTTCACCCAGGTTCTCCGGCACACTCGCCATCCCGTAATTGAGCGCATCAATAACGCTATGGCGGATACGCGTGTGGGACGCAACATTAGCGTCCGGTTTAGTAACGCTCAGCTTACCGACCTTGCGCTGGACAAACACCTGCATTTTCCCGATCTTCATGTACAGGTGCTCGGCAACCAGGCGAGCCGCCTCCACCGTCAGCTCACCATCGCTCGCGTCCATGAGCTTATTGAACAGGGACGCGACCGCCGTGATGGAACTGCTGCCGGGGTTCGGGTCGCCGCTGGGCGTGTACGGGAACCACGGCTTAGGCTCCGGGCTGGCGCCCTGCGCCTCATACGCTGGGCGCTGCGCCGGTGCCTGCTCCTGAGCGGGAACATGCGCACCCCACGAGCTGCCCGTCGAAAATTCACGCTTAGCGAGGGCACGCGCCGCCTCCGGGTTCAACTCCGGGTTGCGGCGAACAATCATGTCCTCGAACATGTTGCTCTTAGGGAGGTTACCCTGGAAAACCCTCTCATTCCCCTTGTCGTCAACAAAGCGCGTTTCGCTATCGTCTACAATCCACGTCTTACCACCATCGAGCGACACGGCTGCGACAGCGGTCTCGAAAATGCGGTACTTCTTTTCAACGTCGCCAATCGACATGCTGCCCCTGGCTTCGTTGTACTCGCGAACGAAATCGGCCCACGGCATGTCCAACGGCGCTTTTTCGGTGCCGTCGTGACCACCGTTGAAGCCGGGCGCAATGTGGCCGTCCTTCGTGTACGGCTTCGTGTCTTTCCTAGCCTTACGCTTGCGGTACTTTTCGATACGGTAAATAATGGGCGTGTTATTGTCGTACGCTTCGCGCAAGGCGGCGGCAACCTTATTGGTGCCATCGTCAAAAACGGAGCCGTACACATCATAGTCGTCGCCGTCGTGCTTAAAAATCGCCTTGTAGCGCGTGTTTGCGTCGCTACCCGGCCTCGGCCTCGTCACATCTAGCTTGCTGATACGCTCATAGCCCGTGCGAACCTCTAGCTGTTCGCGCTTGTCTGCCGGCGCTGACGGGTCGCCCGCGAGCGTAACAAACGGGAAAACCTTGTCCCCCACTCGCATGTTCTCGTACAGCGGCGGAACGGTGCCGTTCACGCCGTTTGTGTTCGTTTCGTTCATGTTCTGCGCCATCCTTGCTCCTCATGTGGCATCACTTGTTATGCGTGTTTCTCTTGAACCCGCTCTCGAAGCGAACGGGGCCGCGTCCACGAGTGTAGACGCTTGCGGCGGGCGCGCCCTCTCAACAGTGAGGCCGCCACGCCATACAGCACGAACGGCGGGCGCGCAAAAACTGCCCTACGTGAGGAACAGCTTCACGCGCCCACCGTGGGCGTTAACAGCCGCGCCCCGGCCACGCGCGGGGCGCGCACCTGTCAGAACGGAGGCTCGTCGCCATACTGGGTAGCCGCGCCGCCAGTGAAAGCATCAGCCTGCGCGGCGGGAGCCTGCTGCTGGAAACCGCCCTGCTGCGCGCCGCCACCGTTGTATGCGGACTGGCGCATCTGCTCGCCCGCGCCCTGCGCCGGACGCTGACCGCCCGACTGGTAGCTGCCGCGTCCCTGACTAAAGCCGCCACCGTTGTTGGTGCGTGTCACCTGCGCGCGAGCGCTACGCAGCGACGGACCAATCTCGTCAACCTGTAGCTCAACGACGGTGCGCCTCTCGCCCTCCTTCGTCTCGTAGGACCGCTGAACCAGGCGACCCTGAGCGATAACGCGCATACCCTTACGCAGCGACTCAGTGACATTCTCAGCCGCGTTACGCCACACGGAACAGCGGAGGAACAGCGACTCGCCATCCTTCCACTCACCCGAATTGCGGTCGTAAACGCGCGGTGTGGACGCAATCGTAAAGTCTGCAACTGCTGCGCCGTTACCAGTCCAACGCAGTTCTGGGTCGGCGGTCAGGTTTCCGACCACCGTAATAACTGTCTCTCCTGCCAAGGTTTTCTCCTCTTCCGTGCCATTTTCTCTTGGTTTTCCTTGCAAAATCAAATTTGAGTCCTCCCACGGCTAAAGCCGGAGGGATTCTGACCTTTCGGGAACTGCGCAGTCACGCGCGGCGGCGCTACTGCGTCTTAGCGTCCCCATAGGTCCGGGGATGAAACCAGCCCCGATAAGCATGTTAATGGCCGAGTTCCTGTCCCGGTCTAACATGAGTCCGCAGCGTTCACACTTATACACGCGTTCCTGCAAGTTCAGGCGGCGTTTGGCTCTCGCGCCGCAATTGCTGCAATCCTGCGTAGTGTGCGCCGGGTTGACCTTCACGAATATTCTACCACGTTTAGTGGCCTGCCATTCAAGGGTTCTGATGAGCTTGCCGATGGCTGCATCCTGAGCTTTTCTCGCCATAGTGGTATGGAAGAGGAAACTCGGCTTAAAGTCCTCACTAGCAATAGCATCGCTGCTCCTACACACTTTGACAGCCCACTTGTGTGCCGCGTCCTCACGTTGTGCGGCACTGCGTCTTTTCAGTTCGCGGTATTGACGTAGCGCTTTCTTGTAACCGCGAGACTGCTCGGAAAGTCGCTTGCCTTTTCGATGCCTGCGAGCCATGCGCCGCTGAGTTTCAGTCAGCGACTTCTCGTACTTACGTTCGTATCCCGCGAACGGCATATCGAGGTCTTTACTTTCGCTGACCACGCCATGAGCGTCAACGGTTGCGGTAGTTGCAGTCTCCCTTACTCCCCAGTCGATACCTATAGCGTTCCCGGTATGTGACATGTCGTATTCTGGCGTGACTTCCACCACGAAAGATGCAAACCACTTACCGTTAGGCTTGCGGTAGACCCTGACGCTAGTTGGCGCTGCTGGGAGTTCCCTCGACCACACCACAGGGATAACCGTTCCCTTGGTGAGTTTCAGCCTGAGTGAGCGATCTATTTCCAGTAGCTTAAACGCTTTGCCACAGTAGTTCAATGTGGGTTGCGTATTGCGGCGGCTCTTGTATTTGGGCAACCCACTGCTAACTCGTTTCTTGTTTTTACGGTCGAGGAGCGCCTTCTTACGACTGGCGCTGAAATCTCGCACGATTTGCTGTTGCGGTACACTTGAGAGCGCCGCAAGCCAGAGGTTACCGTCGTCATCAGTCACTGTGTGCCTGAGATGCGTGAGATGTTTCGCTGCCTCGTTTGGGCCGAAAGTTTGACCGTTCTTGTGTCGGCGCTGTGATTCTTCGACCATCTGGTTCCACACGTAACGACACGCGCCCCATTCGGCAAGCAGGTATTGTTCTGCCTGCTTGCCGGGGCGTAGCCTGTACGTGTATCGAACCTTCATGTGTTTCACTCTATCATATTGTGCCCATAACCGCAAATTCTAAAGCGGCCGTGTATATTTTGTTGCAATTGCAAGCAAAACATCGCCTCGGCGTAAGGGCGGGGCTGCCCCGGTTTCAGTGGGTATGCTCGCTCGCTTGTCGGTTGAGCGCGTGCGCAAGATCGCGCTCCCACGTGCCACCCAACTTGCTTGCCTTCTCGTTGACACTCTCCGCGCTAATCTGGTGGACTTCCTGGTTCTCGATCTCCGCGCGCTCTTCCCACCAAGAGGGAGACTCGTCGCCATAGTCGCCATATTTGCGGCTGCGCACGTAGTAGTAGAGGGTAACAGCAGCCATTACAACCGGAAGCAATCGGAACACCCAGTTCACCGCCACGTAGGCGCTCATCCACAACGACGTTTCATCGCCGCCGAAACCCATGTAAAGCGGAACCCACCAAGCGTTTGCGAGAACCAGCGCCCGTTACAACCTAGTTTAACCCAGGCTGCATGGCCTCGTTACCAAGGCCAGCTCCAAGTCTCACGGCGCTTTTCTGCGCC